CGATACGATCGCTGTCGAGGATTCTGCGCTAGTGGCGATTCGCGCGGCGGTCGAGGATGGATCTGGCCGCTACGATCAGCTGATAACCGATACGAACAATACCGAAGCGATCTCGGCATACGTCGAAGCTGTAAACGCGCTGACAGCTTACAAGACGCTACCATCGAGCTTTTCCTTTTCGATCGATCAGGCCTTGCTCGCTCCTGGGCAGCTGCTCACGATATCAATCGTTTCGCCTGCGAAGGCACCAGTCCTGCTGAATGGCACATGGCTCGTGCAGGAAATTCAGGCCACGCTGATTCCTGGAATGGAGTCGCTACCGGAACCGTTCGGCCATTTCCGCTACAAGATCACCGTAATTAACGTGCCCGTCGTCGGCACCTTCGTTGATTTCTTTCAGAATCTGGCTATCGTTACTCCTGCCGGTTCGCAGACTGCCAGCAACGGAACCACTATCCAGGTAGCGACGCCGACACTGAAGGACCCCACGACAGCGCCAGCAGGCGCGCCGGTATCAGGCACGCCCTCGCAGCCTGCAGGCCAGCAGTGGGTTCAGGAAGCTCCTGGAATGTATCGGATCTGGAAGGCGAAGGATTTAGTCGTCGACGCTGCCGACGATACTAAGGTAACGTCTGCCTCGCGCCCATTCGTCGCAGGCGACGTCGGCAGCTACGTGATCGTCACAGGCGGCGCAGGGTGGACTACTGGAACCTATACCATCAGCGCAGTCGTCGGAGTGATCGCCACGCTTAGCGGTTCGCCTGCAGCAGTTAGCACGACGCATGGTGAATGGGAATTGCGCTCGCCTGGACTGCTCGCGCTTTCCTGGGTGCCTCTGGCCTCTGCCTATACCGGAAACCAGATCGTTATTTTGGAGAAAAACGGCCTGGAGCTTTCGCCTTTCGACCCCACTGAAGTCGGATACGTCGAAGGTGGCGGCGACTATCTGATTATCAACAAAAACCAGATTCAGCTTGCGGTACCTGCTTCTGGTGGCGATGTCTTTATCGCGACGTATTTCCCGAATGGAATCGTTAAGGCGCCAGAGGGCCCAGAGGCACCGCCTGTATCGGCCAGCCTATTCTTAGTCGCTCACGACGACGGCGCAAGCGCTGGCGATATCGTCATGACTTCGCCTGATGGATCTACCTGGACGTCGCAGAATACGCCTCTGCCAGATTCTGGAAAGACAGTCGCCTTCGGCGCTGGCGTCTATGTTCTAGGCGCAGACTTCACGTCGACTACTGAGCAGATCGCGACTTCTCCAGATGGCGTTACCTGGACGCTGCAAAGCTCTCCTGCTGATAACGGCCACGTTAATAAAATCATTTTTGCAAATAGCCAGTTCGTCGCTCTCTATAAAGTCGGCAGCACAAACGGCGTAATGACGTCGCCTGACGGCGTTACCTGGACTGCTCAAACGATCACGAGCACAGGCACAGCATGGGCTGATTTAGCGTATGGGGCAGGCGTTTACGTGGCTGTCGGAAATGGAAGCTCGACGACTTCTATTATGAGTTCGCCAGACGCTGTGACCTGGACGAATCGATCTGTCGCCGTAACACCGCAGTTTACCTGCGTCGCTTTTGGCGCTGGCGTCTTCGCAGCTCTTGGCGGCGTGGGAGGTTCCGGCATTCACTTGCACACTTCTCCTGACGGTATCACCTGGACGTCGCAGGCCGACCCCGCAGGCGACACGCGCATCTGGAATGGCGTCGTCTTCGGAGGCTCGCAGTTCGTTGCCGTGACGACGCACGGCTCAAGCCCGCAGGCCATGACGTCGAACGATGGAGTTACCTGGAGCACGCAAACGACACCATCAACCAGAAATTGGCAGGCAGTCGGCTATGGAAATAGCCTATACGTCGCAGTGGCGAATCAGAGCTCCAGTACTACCCTGGCTGTTATGACTTCGCCAGACGGTATTACCTGGACCACGCAAACGACACCGAGCGCAGGATTCTGTAAGGGGGTGACTTTCGGCTAGCTTCTGATATCCTGTGGGGGTGACCGATTCGGAAGCCTTCGCTAAACTTCAGCAGATCGAAGCTAATCTGCTGGCTGCAAAGCAGGCGCTCGATCTATACGACTTTAGAAAGGAGTCAAAAAACATGGCCGTTTCTCCGCAAGTAGCTGCTCTTATCGAGCAGTTCAACCAAGCAACCAACGCGATCGCTGCCCGTATTCAGGCCCTCGTCGCCGGTCAGGGCAACCTTTCCGCCGATGATCTCGCTGCCTTCAACACCGAGATTGCTAACCTGCAGGCTCTGGGGCAAAACCCGGACCAGCCGGTACCGCCCGCTGCCTAAGCAGGCCTCGGCGCTTCCTTCGTTTTCTCTGTCGCTTACTATCCCATCTGGCGCAGTCGGTTAGTCCCGACTAGCGCCAGTCGCTTTTTAGGGGTAGCATTTGACGAATGACGAAGCTTGCTGCGCTGATCGCGCAAATGGAAGGATTCGGGAAGCCGGGAGTCGTGCCTACTCTGCGGCATAACCCTGGCGATCTAAGGCACTCCCCGCACTCGCAGCACCCAGACCCAAGGAAACTTGAAGATATCGGCACGATCGATACCGACGCTCACGGCTGGCAGGATCTCGAAAGACAGCTACAGCTTTACGCTGCGCGCGGGATGACGCTGCGGCAGGCTGTCTGGCAATTCGCGCCGCCGAATGAGAACAACACTGCGCATTATCTGGATTTCGTATGCAAGGGGTTAGGCATGGGGCCTGATAGCCCCATGCGCGAGGTTCTGAAGGTTATCGCTTCTTAGGTGGCAGGCTGAACTGAGGAAGGCGCACCCGGTTGTCGGCGACAGCCTGCGGCAACCAGATAGGCGGCGCGCAAAGTCCTTCGGTCGGGTCGAAGCATCCCTGGTTAGGAACGCATTCGCCGCGATCGTAGCAGTTAAAGGTACCGTCTGGGTTCTGAGTGCAGACGATATCGCCTGTATCTTCTCTGTGAGATCCCATCGGGCACTCTGCACTCGCGACTATCGAGCAGCAGAGGAGTAATAGAAACAGAGTGGCTAAAGTTTTCATTGTGATAGTATAAGCCAGCGCTGAAGCGTAAAAAATCCCCTGGCAGGTGGCAACCCACCAGGGGAGAAGACTTTCGGAGGATTATTAGAGACAGTGCGATTATATATGCACTGTCTCTTTTTTTACTCCGTACTTTAGCTTATAAAGCGCTATTTATTTTGCTGGCGCCGCGATAACCGCAGGCTTCTTATTTGCAGCCTCGATCGCCTGCACGAGTGCCTGCACCTTGTTATTGGCATTCACAACCGCATCGATTGCTTCGCCGAGCTCAGCCTGCGGAATTGCGACGTTCGCGCCGAATGCGCTAACGACTTCCTCAAGCTGGGGGATTTCTGCGACAGCGATCTGCGCGGCAGTCTGTCTCTTCTGCACGCCAGCTTTCGCTGTAGTGTAGGCGGTTTCCATCGCTGCGACGATTCCGCCAAGTTTGGCGAGAACAGCGCCGAGAGGCGGATTAAAGGCACCTACGACGACGCTGGCGATATTCGCGGTAGTGGCGATCTTAGGAACGGCAGACGTGAAAGCGCCGCCTAAGACATGGCCGATCGATCCAAAGAAAGAGCCGATGCTCACTGCTGCACCTGCTCGACCTGCCCAGGATTCTGCGTAAGAACAGAATTGGCAGCTTGCCATTTCAGGTAAAGGCTGTTCCAGGCGTTGAAGGAATCAGAGACAGCAGCCTCCAGCGCAGGCAGCTTCGCATCATCGCTGTTAACGGCCATCTGATCCGCCAGGAATGTTGCAATATCGTTCGTGTCGGAAGTGGAAAATACGCCGACTTGGATCTTCGGCAGAATCGCAGCAAGCGCTCGCTTATCGGCCTGCAGTTGAGTCTTCGCTGCGTCGAGCGCATTAACGGCCATCGCCCATGCTTTGCGCGCAGACTTCAGCTGCGGCTCCAGGTCTTCGAGAGGCTTATACTGATCGTCGATTGCTTTCAGGTCTAGCATCGTCGCTTCCCCCTTAGCTGATTTGGTGGTACCACGCGCCACCGATGGTTAGTTGCTTAACGTAGACGTGGCCGTCGGGCTGCGCCTCGGTTTCCTTGCCAGCGGGCCATGTATCGTTCGGCAGTACCGAGAACCAGCCAGGAATGATCTGATGCCCGATAGCAACGACGTCAGGCGGGTAAACAGGGGCTGTAATTCCGCCGACGTATGTCACGGGTGGCAGCTGCGCGCATACTGTTTCTGTCGTGCTCTGTATGTAGAACACGAACCCGTTTGCATCAGCAGGTGCCAGCACCCAGGCAAACGGCGGGGCGGGAGGCGTGCGGCGCTCGACGGGCACAAAAGACCCGCTGCCCATAGCGAGGCAGTAGTCGTTATACGCGCTGATGTAAGTCTTGATTTCGTTGTTATTGAGTAATGCGCAGTTTGCTTTCGAGCTTGCCAGAATGTTGGCCTGCGCAGCAGTTAGAGTGGTTTGATCTGCAGAAGGGGCGATGCCCATATCGTTTGACTCCTGGGCGGATTTTACCACGAAGGCGCGGGCTGGCCCGATGCGAGCCAATGCCGATGGGAGTCTGCACCGTACCCGCGCCGATACAATCGTACTACTCGGTAGAGATTTCCTTCAGTCGCTGCCAGCAGGACTTTTTAATCAGTTCTGCCGAAAGTTCAGCGTGACCGGGTGGCAATCGCTTCTGGCGATAATCGGCGGCCATCTTAAGGGCAATCCCATTTTTAGTTAACAGATCGATCGGTCGCGCCGACGACATGCCGTTTGGTGGAGGGGGGAAACTATCGTCGCACTGATCGCACAATGCGCCAGACCCGATGTAATCCCTGACATACAAAAATACGTGACAGTTCCCGCACGACGGATCTGTACCAATACACCCAGGGCAGCTGGATGATTGCACGTGAGCTTTCACTGGGTGAGTTAAGCGATATCCGCCAGCTGCTACAGCTGCGAGCATCAGCATAGAAAAGATGATCCCAATTCGTTTCGATGTTCCCATGATCGACTCTCCTTTGAGTCGAACTATTTTACTCTGATCGCGATATCCTGACAGGATGAAAAAACTACTAGCAGTCCTATTTATCGCTGTCGCTCTGCAGGCGGGAGGTTACAGGCCTTGCTGCTCGCAATGGGCCAGCAATGCAGCTGCCGGTTTCTGCAAGTATCAGGGTGGATGCAGTGACGGCGAGTATGACGAGGTTTACGACGAGGCTTATAATCAGTGTCTCGACAATGGCCTTTGCAGCTCTCTGCCGATGGCGAGGCCTGCGCGCGCATCGTTCTTTCACCGGATTGGGAGGCTGTTCCACCGGTAGAAACGTGTGGGATTCTTCACAATCCGAATTATAATAGCGGCATGAAATTGTTGCTGCTGCTCTTGCCTGCTGTGCTTTTGGGGCAATCGTTTCCGCCACCTTCGGCTATTCTGAAAGGCTCGCCCCCTGGCGGGGCAGGCGCTTCCTGCTCTGCTGCGCCCTCTATCGGGTATCTCAATACCAGCGCGCAGATTTACACCTGCAGCGGGGGAGTCTGGACGCTCTACAGCGGGTCTTCTAGCGGTGGCGGCACGGTTAATGCCTATGTCGCTGACCATACGGGCGGCGCTGGCGACTGCGGAAACTGGGCCACAATGAGCGGCAGCAGCCTTACCTTCACGCTGCCTTCGCCGCCGATATCGAGCACCTGCCAGTTTGCGATTCAGAACCTTTCGACCGGATCTGCGCTGACGATCTCGCGAAATGGCCTTACGATCAACGGCGACGCCTCCGATTACAGCATTCCGGCGCGCTCTGGCTCGACGGCTGGCGAGGTAATGTGCTGGACTGATGGCACGAACTACTTCTGTTCAGGCGGCGCAGCTGGCGCAGCAGGCACGCCAGGAGGATCAGGCATTACCGTCTACTCTGGGCTAGCGGGCATAACGCTGACGAGCTCGACCGTTTACTTTCCTTTCGGCGGGGGGAGCGGTGCGAGCGCAACCGAGGCGAACGTGCAGAGCCACGTGCAGAGCGCTTCGAGCATCAGCAATTTAGGAATCGACATGTCTGTCTCGCTCGGAGGCACTAATACTGGCGTCTTTACGGTACGAAAGAATGGCTCGGATACTTCGCTGACCTGCACCGTTACCGCGCCTTCCTTGACCTGCTCAGACACGACCAGCGGCCACGCCTTCACGACAGCTGCAGGCGATACGCTCGACGTAAAGGCGGTCTTTACAGGAACGATCAGCAGCACTCCAGTTTTCGTTATCAACGCGCAGGCTGGAACGTCGAGCGGTGGCGGTGGCGGCACGCCAGCGCCGCCTTACCTGACGATCAGCAGCGTACCGTACGGGCCGATCTTCGCCTTAACGCCTCCGAGCGGGTCGTTTACGTGGCTCAATCAGAACGGCAGCTCTGTGACCACGCCGAACAACTCGCAGGTGCTGAGCATCGTAAACACTTCTGGCACTGACCATTTGACCTGCTACATGCAGGCGATTCCTGGGGCAGCAGGCGCAGACTATACGGCTCAGATAGCGCTGATGGGCAATCAGAATGCGATGGGGGCTGGCATTTCTGACGGGACGAAAGTCATCCTCGTTTACAACCAGCCGAACGTGCAGACAGTCTTTCAGAAGTGGAACTCTACGACGTCGTTCTCTGGGAACTATTACGCAGCTTCCAATATGGGCTATCCAAGCTCTCTCTTCTGGATACAGTTTCAGCAGAGCGGCGCGACCCGCACTATGAAGCTTTCAGCAGATGGCGTCAATTGGGTTTTGCAGTCGACTTCAGCCTCGGTATCGAAAGATGATTTTCTGACAGAGACAATGTTCGGTGCCTGCATGGAAACTAACGCCTCTACTGCTGGCCTGTTTTCTGTCGTTAGCTTCAAAATGACCAACCCATGAAAAAACTGGTGCTGTACCTAATCGCCCCCTGCCTGCTCGCGATCGTAGTCGCGACAGATCACTATAGCCTGTTGAGGCTTGGCACCAATAGCACCGAGACTTCGCTAACGCCGACTTCCTTCTCGTCAAACTTCGGCAAGCTCTGCTCGTATACGACCGATGGCGCAGTGTACTCGCAGCCGCTCTACATACCGGCAGTATCAGGCGTGACCGGCCAGAGCGGGCCCGTTAACCTGCTCGTCGTTTCGACTATGAACGGGAGCGTCTACGCTTTCAACGCTGACGCCTGCGGAGCTGCGATCTGGACGCGAAACTTCGGCGCAGTGCAGGCAGCAAGCTCTTACCCCGGCACGCTCGGAGGCCTGATCTACAATCGCCAGCTTGGGTGCAAGGGGACGCCTGCAGTCGACACGACAACGAACGTTGTGTACTTCGTCTGCTCGACTGCTACGACTTGGGTTCTGCGTCGCGTCGCGCTCGTAAGCGGCCAGGATTATCCAGTGCCGCCTTCGCCTGGAAACTCATCGATCACAATCACCGGTACTGTTAACGCAGTTACCTTCTGCCCTCTCTGCCAGCAGAACTCTGCAGGCGTCACAATCACGCAAGGCCACGTATACGTAAGCTTCGGGTCGATGAACGATCAGACCAACCACGGCAACTGGTACGGCTGGATATTCGCCTATTCGACAGGCGATATGTCGCAGACTGCAGTGCTCTGCACGACCTGCTCGAATGCCTCAGGCGGAGGTGGCGTATGGCAGGCTGGAGGTGGCCTGTCGGTCGACGCCAGCGGCAATATCTATGCGATCACCGGCAACGGCAGCAGCACGCCTGGAGCAGGAAATTACACTATGTGCCTGCTGAAACTCGATACGTCGCTGAACGTCTTGGACTGGTACGCGCCGTCTGATTACGCAAACATGAATACTAACGATCAGGATCTGGCATCCGGTCGACCTATGCTGATTCCAGGGACTGATCTGGTGGTTTTTGGGGCGAAGGATTTCAACGTTTACTCTGTGCATTCATCCTGCCTAGGAAACATTGGAGGCACCCAGAACGGTTGCACTGCTCCGCAGGTTTTCATCACACAGGGGGGCATCACAACTACGCACGACGGAATTTATGGATGCCTCTACGTTCCAGGCCTGCATGTCGGTTTCTTTCCTAATACCTCGCGCCACATTTATGCCTTCACTTTAACCGGCTCGACCTGGAACACTACTCCCTCAGTTATCAGCAGCGCAAACTATGAATTTCCTGGCGCGCAGATGACAGCAAGCTGCAACGGCTCGACTAACTGTATCGTCTGGGCGACAGCGCCATTAGCTGCAGGCGGGCAGTTTACAGCGCAGCAGGCGAAGCTCGTCGCGCTGAATCCGTCTGATCTCACCGAGTACTGGAGCAGCACCACGCGCACTACAGATGCAGTTGGTACTCTAGCGAAACTGACGATACCGACTGTCGCTAACGGAAAAGTTTACGTCGGTACTCTCGACAATTCAGTCGTGTCTTATGGCCTATCGCCTACTCGAATTATTCTTGCTAATTAGCGCGCTGCCGCTCGCAGCGCAGATCAGGATCAATGCAGGTGGCAGCGCCACGGGGCTTTATCTCGCAGACCAGCTCTACATCGGCGGGCAGGTCTATGTAAGCCCGCTCGCGCTTCCTGCAGGCGGCGCTGACTACCTGCGCGACGAGCGCTATCCTGCGACGAATGCATCATCGTTCGGGTACCGGTTCCCGGTAAGCGATGGGACCTATACCGTGGTTCTGCATTTCATCGAAAACAGCACTGCGGTCACAGCTCCAGGCCAGCGTGTCTTCAGCGTCTCGATCAACGGCCTGCCGGTAATCCCCTCGATCGATCTGGCAGCAGTGGCGCCGCTCAATACGCCGATTGATCGCACCTTCACGGTAGCTGCAGCAGCAGGCGCTGGCATATCGATGATCTTCACGACGATCGTACGCAATGCTGTCGTGAGCGCGATTGAGGTTATTCCTGCTCCGGTAAACGCGAATCCGTTCGCGCCATGTGTTCCTCTCGATGGAGGGATTGCATGTCCTGGCGGTTTCACATCTGGTTATAACTCTCAATACGTCGGGACGCTCGCAGCTAATGGCCTTACCTATCTGTTCCCAGATAACAGCGACCCAACCGGAAGATTCCTAAAGATCGTCGGGCTGGATACCTGCGCTAACGCTGATCCCACAATCAAACCGCCTTGCTATAAGACAGCCTGGGCTGCGCCTCCTGTAATCGGCTTCCTTCCAGGCACCACGACGTTTACCGTTTCAGCTTCTGCGCTGGCCTGCTACCTGAACGGGATTCGGCTGACGCCGAACGTAGACTACACATATGATGGCTCGACCTTCGCGCCTATTGCCGGTACTGCGTTGGCAGCAGGCGGTGCGATAATCTGCGACTATACCCCTAAATGAGCTTGAGACATGAGGCACCGCAGCGACTTAACCCACTGCAAATGTAAGCCCTGCCACGCAGCCTATATGAGAGAAATGCGCCGCCACGAGTTTTCCCGCTCGCGCGCCTGGACAAAGCAGATTTCAATATTTGGGCCTCAATTCGTACTGAATTGCCAGACATGGAAAAATTACGAAGCGTTCGGCGGGCAGTGGGTTCCGTCAATAGCGCAGAGCGATCTGGCAGAATCGGATGGCTTTAACCAAAAGCAGTATTGATCGCGCCTGCTCGCTGCACTATCCTCTGCTCATGACCTTACGCGCCTTCGCTAACGCCTTCTGCCTTTCATCGGTTGCATACGCCTTTTACGCTGCGATTTCATCGCTGCGGTAGTGCTAACCAAAGGCAGCAGAATATTTCTCGCGAAAACTATTGTATCGAGCGCCGTTTTCGCATAATCTATTTATAGAGGCTGAGTAAACGACATGACAATGATGGATGCACCGAGCGATCGCGATTATCAAGAGTTTCTGAATCCGAGCGAGCAGGAGCAGGAAGAGCCGCAGCAGGAAGAGCGTAAATCTTGGGTTTATGCGCCTTGCTATTCAATCGCCTACTTGAATCTGCCGAAGGTCGAGCGCGTCGGCGTAGATGAGGAGTGCCCGTTCTAATGAAATACGCACGCATCGCAAACGGGATTTACGCCAAAGTCGGCGGCAGATCGCTCTTAGAGCAGTACCGCGAGAATAAAAAGAACTGCCCGCACCAGCAGCGCGACCTGCGGGGCACCTGCTACAAGTGCGGCGAAACGAAAGATCAGATGAAAGCGCGTCAGCTTGACGCGCAGGGGTGAAACGATGGAAACGAACGACGTAGTTTTAGCGGATCAGGTCGCAGTGGCGATCGCTGAAGGCGAAGGCGTCTACGCTCCTGGAGAGCCTTTCGCTATGGATGCAGATGGCGGCGCTGGAATTTGGGCGCTGCAGCAGGCTGGCATGGGATTTCGCGAGACAGTCGAGCTTCTGCGCGCTGAGAAGGGAATCGCTACTAGCGCGCGTGCTGCTGCCTACAACCGCTGGATGGCTAGTCTGGGGAGCGTAAACTAGGCAGCTGCAGCTGGCCTCGCGCTTCCTCGCCAGCTTTCCTCAAATCCCACCCACCGTGTCTATCATCGGCTGGCGTCGCAACGATGCCAGCCTTTTCCATTTCCGCCAGCAGTTCTGCCGGTATCGACTCCGAACCGAGCAGGCGAACGATATCGACAGTCAAACGCCGGTAAAAGCGATCGTCGCGAAACTTCTGAATAATCGCCTCGATCAGCTTGGCGCGATCGAGCGAGGGGTATGCGCTCATTGGAATAGAGGGAACTCTGCCGCTGGCTTGATATTGCGCGGTTCGTATCGAGCCGCAGTAAACACCTTCCAAGGAATCGTTTTATCGTAAGCGCCGATAACCCATCGCTGAAATCCGATCAGCTCAGGAGTGCGAACGAACGGCATCGGATAGGGCCGCGCGCCGAAGTCCCGCAATCGTTGGCGGCGATAGTCGCGGTCCTTGTGCGTTTCTCCAGGCCAATATCCGACGAGAATATAGACCATGATGTGGTCTGGCTTTACGCCGTACTTTACCAATCGCTTCAGGCCGTTAAACAGTTGCGCTTCGTCTGCGCGATTGTCCCAAGCAGTGTAAATCGTGCGCGTCTTCATATTGTCTGCCCGATAGTCTACCGAGGCGATAGCGTCAGCAGCTTCCTCCGTTAAGCATCGCGCGTTAATCCCCTGGCTGAAGGCTACCTTAAAGCCTCCATCGCGAATCTCTGCGATACGTTCGCGCCAGTGAGCCTGCCCGAAGAAATCGTTATCGAGCAGGTGCAGCTCGCGCGGGTGCGGCTCGCCTCGCCATAGATCGTAAATGCTCTGCTCTTCGCGGATAGCACCTTCCTTCTGCGGCACTACGCAGAAAGAGCACTTAAGCCTGCAGCCGCGCTGCGTGAATCCGATAGACGGCGCAAAGCTCGGATAGATGCTGTAATCCTGCGCCTTCGTAGTGATACCGTGCTGCTCGACCGTAATCGACAGATCAACGCCAGTGCCGCCGATAATCGCATTCGGGTATTCTCGCCGCAAGCGCTCGACTGCAGGGCGAGTCTTCAGGAAGATCGCGCTTCCATAAACACGGTCCCATTCTGCATCCCATAGGCCGCGCTCGCCACCATGCTTCAGCGTGACCGAATCGCCGAGCGCTCTATGATGCGCTGCGATTCGCATTAGAGCGATATTTGGCAGCTTGCCGTCCAGCTGCACGAGCAAGACATTCATGCCCGCGCCCTCTTTGCCGCTCGCTTCTTTCGGCATGGCGTGCAGGAGCATTGCGGATACTTAGGGATGTGCGCGACCGTGCGCGGCCTTCCCATCTTTGCTTTAGGCATATCACCAAAGATCATACAATAGTTTTTGCAGAATTATAGTGCTTTTGCTGCAAAAGTCTTGCATAATAGTATTCGCATGAACCAATCGCACGAGAATAACAGATGGTGCAAGGCGACGAATATCGCAGCGAAACTGTTCGCGAGCGGCGTTTCATCCCAAAAGCTGCCAGAAATTACAGAGCAGTTCTGGCTGGCGATCGCGGTATCAATGCGCTATGCGGAATCGCCTAGCGCTGAATGTCGCGAAGCCATCGCCTTCCTGCTGGAATCTTTCGAGCGAGCGGTGCAGGAAGTACAAATCAGACAGGCGCGCACGGTGCGAGCAAAGCGACCGATGCCCGCCAGGAGAATCAATCATGGCACTACCACGACGACGTAAAACGGCAGTAGATAGTTTCGTTGACGCCTTTCTCGCTCTCGATCCAGGCGAGCGGGCTTTCGCGATGGCGGCGCTGCGCGGCGCAGAGCGCGCTTTAGGCAGCAAGGCGGCAGAGCCTGACGAAGAGGAGGCGGCTGCAGACCTGGGCAAGCGCGCTGTGGAGGAAACAGGCAAGTGAACGCGCTAGGCAATCGCATCTTTGTTTCGCACCGATTCGCGCGCAGGCGTCGGTCGGTGCGCAGAGTGCGGATTGCATGGCTGGTATGCGCGCTATCGCTGGCTAGCGTGCTGGCAGTTTTCGTATTTCTAATCTTGTGGGCGAAAGGGTAAACACGATGGCGACGAAGAGAGCAAGGAAGGCAGTATCGAAGCAGGCTGCAAGGCCTAAGGTTGTAATCGTTAAAAAGACGGCAGTCGAGCAACTGCCTTTAGTCCTGAAGGGAATCGCAGAGCTTTATGCTGACGACAGCACGCGACCCGGTTTAGTGCTGTCATGGATCGAGGATAAGAAGTCGTTTTACGCTTCCTTTGCGCGATACGACGGGCCGAAGAAATCAATCATCGCGAAGGCGTACGGTCAAGACTTGGAAGCAGCGATCAGCGGCCTGCTTATCGACTGGAATGGAAGATCGCAAAGCGCGCGTGGCCTGCTCGCTGCGGCTAAATGCTTAGCGCGCGCTGCGGATGGGATGGATTGGTAAATGCCATCCTTTACGATCTATTTCGATCTCGAAACGGGTGGCTTGCAGCCGCACCACCCAAACATCCAACTTGCTGCGATTGTGATCGATCAGGCCTGGGCAGAAGTCGCTTCCTTTGAGCAGAAAATCTGGTTCAATGAAGCAGATGCAGACCCGGAAGCGCTGAAGATTAACCATTATTCGCGCGAGGCCTGGAAGGATGCTATCAAAGAGCGCGCTGCCGTCCAGGCCTTTAGCGAATGGGTCGAGCCTTACCGCTCAATCCAGATGATGTCGACGCGCAGCACGCCCCCAAAGCCTTACTACGTCGGCGCGCTCGCAGGCCACAACGTTGCAAACTTCGATCTGGCGCGGCTGCGGGCGATGTACGGCAGCACCTTCTTTCCGTTCAGCTATCACACGAAAGACACGCTGCAGCGCGCGCTCTGGTACTTCGACGAGAATCCAGAGCTGGTACGGCCTGCCTCGCTGAAGCTGTCAGTACTGGCTGAGTACTTTGGCATATCTTCAGACGGCGCGCACGACGCGCTCGCCGATGTAAGGTTGTCTGCAGGCGTCGCGCGAGCGATCAGAAAGGCGGAAGGGAAACTATGACGAAGGCTGAATATTTTGCGCTTCCTGGCTTGTCTCAGTCAGGAATGAAGGATCTGGCGGTATCGCCTCTGCGGTACTGGTTTCTGCATATCAATCCAGACCGGCCTGAAGACAAGCCGAGTGCAGAGCAGCAGTTCGGAAACGCGGTACACTGCGCAGTTTTGGAGCCTGAGCAATTCGAGTCGCGCTATGCAGTCGAATGCGAGGCGAGCGATTACGAAAAGTGCCTCGTGACGATCGCCGACATTCGCGAATTCATCACGAGCAAGGGCCACAAGCCGAAAGGAACGCTAAAGGCTGATCTCATCATCCAGGCGCATTCGATCGATTCCAGCATGCCGATTCTCGATATTGAGCTGGCGCGTGCTGCGCGGGCGAATGAGGGCAAGGTCGTTCTAAGCAAGTTTGATCGTGATCGCGCTATGGTCTGCGCTGGCGCGCTGCGCGAGGAGCCACAGCTAAGGCCGATCCTCGAAGCAGAGCATGCCTTCGCAGAGCTTTCGATCACGACGGAAGAGAACGGTGTACTGCTCAAAGGGTGCCTCGACTGGGTATGGCCTGGGGGCTTTCTCGATATCAAAACCTTTCAGCAGAAGAGCAGCGCGAGCATCGACAAGACCGTTACGAACGCCATTTTCTACGAGGCGTACTACCGGCAGATGTACTTTTACGCAAAGCTGAAGGGCTGGCCTGAATGGAAAGGCGAGGCAGTTATGGCCTTCGTCGAGTCGGTACCGCCGCACGAGGTGCGGATTCGATCCTTTCAGCCGAAGTCAGGCGGGCAAGCTACGCTCTACTGGCAGCGCGCGCTTCTCGAAACGCGCGACCTGATCGCCAAGTACAAGTACTATTCTGATCGCTTCGGCGCGGCCCCCTGGCGCGAGGATTGCAAAATCGAAGTGCTCGAAGACGAGGAAATCTCTCAGTTGGCTTACTCCTAAACCTATGCCTATCGAATTCGTACTCGCACAGCGGCAGGCCTCGCCGCTTCTGATTGAACTATCGAGCGTGTCTGGAGGCGGCAAGACATATAGCGCGCTGGTGCTGGCTTCTGGTATCGCGGGCCCTGGAATCGTGGCGCTGATCGATGCAGAGAACGGGCGCGGTTCGATGTACGCAGACTCGCCTGGGATTATGAAGGCGCTTCCGAGAGGGTATCTGTACTCGCGCCTCGATCCTCCGTATTCTCCGCAGCGGTATATCGACTACATCACGGCAGCAGAGCAGGCTGGCGCGACTGTCGTTATCATCGATTCAGCCTCGCACGAGTGGGAAGGAATCGGCGGCTGCTGCGAAATCGCCGAGAAAAACAAGCTCGGGCAGCGCGACAACTGGGCGAAGGCGAAGCGCGAGCATAAGCGCTTCGTCTATCACATCCTGTCGAGCAAGCTGCATCTGATCTTCTGCCTGCGCGCTCGCGATAAGGTCAAGATGATTGCGAAGGGCCAGCCGATGCGCACGAGCTTTGCCAACGTCGACCCCGATGTACCGATCGCCGAGAAAGAAACTGTGCTCAGCATCGGCATGCAGCCGGTATGCGAAAAGAATTTTCAGTTTGAGATGACGGTCAGGCTGCAGCTCGACGAAGGAACGCACCACGTGGTACCGATCAAGGTCCCAGAGCCGCTGCTGCCGCTCTTTCCTCCTGGCAAGCTGCTTACGAAAGAAGACGGCGCTGCGCTCGCGCGCTGGAGCAAGAGCGGTAAAACAATCGAAGACGTCGAGCACCTGCGCAAGCGTGCGACTACTGCGGCGCACGATGGCATGCAGGCTTACAAAGCCTTCTTTACCTCGCTCTCGCCTGCTGATAAGAAGAAGCTCGACCACGAGGCGTTGAAGGCCATTGCGACTGAAGCAGATCGCGAAGACCTGGATACGATACCAGAAGTCGACATGCGGCCTGATGCTGTCGAGTTGGTATTAGGTACGCGCGTGCGATGGGATGGAAAAGTCTGGGTCGTAATCGACGACCCGAAGGATGGGTACATGTGGGATGAGGTGAAGAGTGTTTGAAGCGATCGCGCGCTGGCACTGTCGCCACTTCCATCCTAAAATTCACTGGCCGATACATGGTGCCTATACGTGCGACAGGTGCCAGCGCCAGTACGTTTGTAGTTGGGAAACACCAAGCAAGGGAGAGTCAAAAACGAATGAGCAAATTAGTGTTTCGAGGCGTAACGCTGGATCACGCAGACCTGCGCCGCAAAGAGGCCTCGGTCTTCGTTCGCGTGCATATGTCGAGCGACCTGTCGGGGCCAGTTCAGAAGGCGATGGAATGGGACGAAATTCCTTCCTGCGTCGATAGCGCCAAGCTCGAAGGCTTCCTAACGACAGACAAGATGATCCTGGAACCGAACGACAAAAAATTAAAGGATCATGAGATCGAGATCAACTGCTCGCGCATTGAAGACTTCAAAGTCACGCGCAAGACTGAAGACGAAAAGGTAATTACACGCCTGCGGTTTACCGCGCTCGTCGAGCAGCGCGGCGCGATTCAATGGATGGAAAACTGGCTCTACTCCGTAGGCGGCGCGCCTGCTGCGCTCTCGGTAACGTATCACGAGCAGCAAGAGATGGAGCTTAACGAGGAAGAGCCGACTGCGACCGACGAGCAGCGCAAGGCTGCGATGGAGATCGAGCCAGAAACGAAGCGAGGCGCGCGAGCGAACTGATATGGGCCTGCTCGAAAAGGATGTCGTTAAGCAGGTGAAAGATTTTCTGGAGCTTCGCGGCTGGCGTGCAGTGCGCACGCAGTTCGCTGCTACGCCTGGAATGTTTTCTACCGGTGAGCCAGGAATGGCCGACTATCTTTTCTTGCGATACATGCCAGCAGAGGCGGCGCCCGCACGCTGCCTCGCTGCATGGGTCGAGGTGAAATCGCCTAACGATAAGCGGCGCTGCGAATGTCGAGCAGGCGATAAGAAGGTGTGCAAGCAGTGCAGGCAGACGCGCTGGCAGGAGCGAGAGCGGCAGCGGGGCGCGTTCGTGCTGGTGACGTCGAATATTGACAGGTTCGCAGACGAGTACGAAAAGGTCTTCGGCTGGCTGCATCGCGACCGGCCTGTAATCCATAAACCGCAGGCGAGTTTATTCGAGGAGCAAACGTAATGACGGAATCAATGCGGCGAAGCATTCAGAAGCATACGGCGAAGCTGCAGGAGGAAGCGAAGGCATCAGAGCGGATTAGAGCAGCCGCGCCTGAACTGCTGGCAGCGTGCAAGCTGGCGCTGAAAGCATTTGAGGAAAACTGGTGTATTGACTGGGAAGAGATACGCCGCGCGATCGCGAAAGCAGAGGGGCGCTAATGCCGTACGTCAGATACATCGACGTAACCGCGCCAACCGATACTGTGCGCAAGCTGCTCGATCAAGAAACCGGCCAGATCATCGACGGCAATCCGATTAAGTCGCGATGCGGCGATGCCTTCCGCCCATGTCAGGATGGCGATTCCTGTAATCACGAGGAAAGTAAATGATCAGATACGCAGCAGTCGCATCAGATGGCAGCAGAGCGCGCGATACAGACCGCGAGCGCGTCGACGCCTGGGCGCGCGAGAAATGCGCAGCCGGTTTCGAGGTAGCGGTTTACTCGTCTGGGCAGCTGGCCTCGCATCCTGGGCCTGGGCCTGCGAGCGAGTCTGAGCGCGTCGGCTTATGGCTACCTTCAGATAGCTAACCTTCGTCTATGCGAATAGTTCTTGCATAAACGATCTGGATTGCGCATAATCTATTTATGGCTGCTGAACACGAACAGAACACGCGCGAAACAGACGCAAGCGGAAACGCGATCTATCGCATTCCTGAGGCGAACTATCAGAACCTGCTCAAGCGCATCGAGAAGATGAATAAGCGCGCGGCGAAGCTGAAAATGCCTGCGCTGGTGTTGACTGAAGTCGGCGAGTCGTTTGTCGAGTGCAAGCGCCAGAGCGCTAATGATCCTGACGGCGAGTACGATATGCGCGTCGGCACGAAGGTTGTTACATTCCTGGTTCGCATTATCCACGTGACGCTGACCGGCAACTGCCCGCGCGTGAACGGTTGGGCGATGGCAGCGACGATTCAGCATGAGGACGGCGGAAACATCCTGCGCACGGTTCCAGGATTCGAGGCTAACCTGCCTGTCGTCTACCGCACTGCGACCACTGCCTGCGATCATTGCGGCACGAACCGCAAGCGCACCGATACGTACGTGCTGCAGTCTGAAGCTGGCGCCTGGAAGCAGGTAGGGCGCAATTGCCTTGCAGACTTCCTGCGCACAGAAAACGCCTCAGGCCTCGCTGAATACGCCGAAATGCTCGCCTGCCTCGACGACGAAATGAGCGAGTACGAAGAGATGGGCGAAGGTGGCGCGCGCGGCCAGCGCTATATCTCGATGGCTGCGCTGCTGACGCAGGTAGCTTGCTGCATTCGTGCAGATGGCTGGTGCTCGCGCGGCGAGGCTCGCAATTCATTCAACCCGAAGCAGGCCACGGTCGACAGCGCGCTGATCTGCTTCGACAGCAAAGACTGGGCAAAGCTATCAAAGAAAGATCAGGAAAAGCTCACCCCGACCGACGACGATCGCACGCGGGCTGCTGGCGCAATCGAATGGGCACAGGCGCTGCCTGCCGACGTCGCTAACGACTACCTCTGGAATATCCGCGTAGTCTCGCATCGCGAGCAGATCAGCTATCGCGAGGCGGGTCTGGCTGGCTCGATCATTTCTGCCTATAACCGCCACTTGGAGCAGGAGCTGGCGAAGAAATACGAACGCGATCACCCGAGCGAGTATTTCGGTACTGTCGGCGAGCGCGAGGTTTTCACGCTTACGGTTATCGGCACGCGCGACATTGAGAGCGACTTCGGCCAGTCGACGCTCGTGATGTTTCGCGATGCGAACGGCAACCGCGCGAAGTGGTTCTGCTCTGGCGAGTGCCCGCTGCCGCTCGACGTGCCCGTAATCGTCAAAGCGACCGTTAAGTCGCACGAGGAGTACAAAAGCTCGAAGCAGACGCTGCTTACCCGCGTCGCCGAGTACGATGCAGCTGCAGAGGCGCAGGCGAAGGAAGCAGCGAAGGTCGCTGCGAAAGAGCTGAAACAGGCTGCGAAAGCTGCGGGCCTGTCGGTCAAGGATTTCAAAGCGCAGAAGCTGCGCGAGGAGCACGCCAGCGTTTACGGCCATTGCTACTGCTCAGCCTGCAAAGAATACACTGCTGCCTTACAGCAGTCGATTGCATAAGGAGAGTCAATTGAAAAAAAAACGTACGGGCCCCGCAAAGGGCCATCCAGGATGGGGCGGAAGGCCGCGCGGTGTCGAAATGCCGTGCGGCTGGAAGTGCGGCGCCAAGCTGACAGCAGGCGAGGTGCGCGAGCATTTCCGCGAATGCAAGAACCGACCGGCAGAGAAGGCGCGCGTCAGTGCCGAATAACTGGAAGCCACTACTGCGCGACAGCACCTGCTCGCGGTGCCTGATTACGCACGAGAGCGCGGCAGAAGGCGACGAAATGCATGCAGCCAGCGATCGCATCAGGCAATGGCTGCGCGAGCGCGTGCGGCTGATCCTGGAGCCAGCAGCGCCTCTGCCTAAGAAGGGGCCGAACGCGCTATCTAGAGATGCGCAGCTCGAGGGCAAATGAACGCGATTCAGCTCTCAATCACGCGCGCTGCGCTGCAGGCGGCGCAAACTATCAACCGAGGCGCGAAGCTCGATAAAAGGCACGCAGAGCACGCAGAGTGGCTATTCCAGCAGGTCGAGCGATTAGCGCAGGAAGAGACGCCTGCTGGCCTCGCTGAGATCATGCCTAAGCTGGAACGTATTTGGAAGGCGCGCAGCATTCTTGAGCGCGCCTCAAAGTCGGGCGAATAAACGGAAGTACTACCTATTTGTGGTATGAACCTAACAAAAGTCGCCTGTATATTGTGATTGCCTTCACAGTTGAATAGGACTATAGTTTCTGAGTCGGGCGAACCTAGCGGAGTCATGACCGCGCGGGCCGAACAGAATGCGGGCCACGGGCCAGAGTCCTATATCTGGCCCCCGCAAACCCCATAGGAGGGGAGAAATTTGAAACGTAAGCGTGACGGTATCGACGTTGCCGGAAGGCAGCCAGGATTCTACCTCTACCCCGAAGACCTCGAACGCGAGCTGCGCGTCCTTCCCTTAGAGTCACAAGCCATATGGATTCGCATGCTCCTGCATATGCACTGGGCACCCCGCCGAGGCTACCTGGAGCATGCGAGCGGAGCACCTTTTACCAGTGGTGACATCGCACGTTTGTTAGGAATTCGCGAAAAAAAACTGGAAATTTTTCTAAAAGAGATGCACGAAAAGTTTGGGATTTTTTCGCGAGATGAAAACGGCGTTATTTTCAACCGCCGAATGGTGCGCGATACTGAGATTTCACTGAAACGAAAGGAGGCTGGCTCTAAAGGTGGCAATCCTACCCTGCTTGGTTTGGATAACCAAAATCCCGACCCTCCGCCTGATTTGGATAAGCAAAATGGAAATTTGCTTAACCACACTGTCAACCAAAACTCAAGCAAAAGTGCGACCCCTCGCGCGTGCGCGATACCCTCTCCTATTCCTTCTCCATCTAAAGATCTGTTTACACACACACAAAGCGCGGCGGCGCTGCCTGCCGGTGTGCGTGTGATAGCGCCTCGCGCCGCCGACATGACCGCAGCGCCTTCGACACGCTTCGAGGAGTTTTGGGAGCGATGGCCCAGGCGAACGAACCGCGACGCTGCAGCAAGCGCATGGTGCTCGTACGTCACGAAGGAAAACGAGCAGAAAGTCTTCGCCTGCCTGGAACGCTTCCTGCGATCTGGCGACGTGGCGCGCGGCGCAATACCGAACGCTGGGCCTGCGCCAGGAAAGGCAGGCTGGCTCGCAGACTGCTTTCGCGATCAGTGGGAATGCAACTGGCCTGCGGCGCCAGCAAACGGCAACGGGCAAAAGGCAGGCGCTTCCGTACTGCGTCACGAAGACCGCAAGCCTCCGTCGACCGAGGAGCTGATACGCGCTCACGAGAGCCAAGCTGAAAACGATCGAGATCCTGCAGCGCGCGAGTTCTCGCGAAAATGGCTACAGGAACATGCGAGGCGAGGATGAACCGCAAACAATCTGCCGAAGAAATCGCCTGGGACAAGCTACTCGAATCCGATCGCCTGCACAAGCCTGCTCCAGACGGTCATGCGATCACAGTCGAGCGCCGTACACTCTGCAATTTCGAGTGCGAAAGACCAGTCTGCAGCTGCGGCTGGAAAGGCGAATGGCAGCGAATTCGATCTTAACTGCACATTTTCGCGCCTGAAAAGCGCACAACCGCAACGAGGCCAAACCTCAAAACTGCTGATAACACGAGAGGCGATATGGAAACCAACGATCCAAACACTAAGCCTGAGAAACCGCGTAACTTACGGCCATCAGAGCAGAAACTGCGCGAAATCGAGAGCGGCTACCGCATGAGCGTAGGCCCATCTGACATGCACGCGCTGCTCAATGAAATCGACTGGCTGCGATACGAGCGCGATCTATCGCGATACAGCCGCAGCGGAGACTTCGAGCGATACGAAGCGCTGGCGAAGCAGCGCGACGCGCTGCAGTATCAGGCCGAGGCGCAGCAGGACCGTCTTCGCGAAGTAGAGCGCGGGCGCGATCGCATCAGGAACGCTTTCGATCAAAAGGCACAGCGCGTCGACGAGCTGGAGGAAGAGCTGCGCACGGTGCAGGCGGATAACCAGAAGCTCGAAGGCGAACGCGATAGCTTTCGGTACCGGCTGAAGATCGAAACTGAAAGCCTGCAGAAGCGGCTCGATAAGGCAGAGGCTGAATCGATTCGCATCGGCGAGCTGTACGCTAACGAAAGCAGCTTGCACCAGCAGGCATGCAGCCGAGCCAGCGTAGTTGAAGGCGAGCGCAACGAGCTGCGCGAAATGAATCGCAGGTTAGAGCGCGAACGCGATCAAGCCTCGCGCCAGTACGCCGAAATGTTTCGCGAGCGCGATAAAGTTCAGGCGCGTCTCGATCGCGTGCTGCAGGAGCGGCCAGAGCGAATCGTGCAGATCGCTTCTGATTTCTCAGAGCCATCGCAGAGCGAATCGCGCCTGCAGGAAGCGCTGAAGCTTGCGGTAAACGAGCGCGACCGCCTGCGGGAAGCGATCAGGCTCGGCGAAGCTGGCATGCGGGTTGCCGATGACAAAAGGCCAAGCGGCGACCAGTCTTGCCGTATTCGCGTGTTGAATCTGGAAAAAGCTTTCGCGATGCTGATAACGCAGATGGGGTCGTCGAGCGGCTTTAACCCCGAAGAGCTGCGCGCTGCTCTGCGAGGTGAGAAGTGAGCGCACCTGAGCGATTCAACGCGCCACGCGAACCGCGTTGGGTGCCTTACCTGCCCGAGACGCCGATCGAAGCTGCGAAGCCCTTTGCGCCTATCGGCGTGAAGGGCGCGCCTGAATACCTCGCGCTCGGCGAATGGTGGAACAGGCCGATAGGCAACATGTCGCACTGCCTGCGCGGTTTCGCTAGCAACGACCGACGCGCGCAAGGTGGCGAGCAGGTTATCGCGAGAACGTCGAGCGGCACGAAGAAAAAGAACCGCTCGGCAGTAGTCGCTGAGCAGGGGCGGTTATGACAAGCAAATCGAAAGTTCAGATGCTTAGCCGATCTGAACAGCGCATGACGCAGCACGCGCTATCGGCCCCAACCGAAAGGCAGCGAAAAGAACGCGCCGAGGCGGAGCGGATCTCGCAGCTTGCGGGGCAGTGGGAGGCGGCGGAAGTGGCGCGGGCGGTTGAAGGGAGGCGGAGATGATCGGAGCGAAGGCGTGCTGTAGAGATTGCCGATTCGTCGAGATTCTGACGGCTGGAACTACTCGAATGACGTGCCATCGGTTTCCACCGAGGGGCGAATCGAACTTTCCGATTGTCTACGGGCAGGATTGGTGCGGGGAGTTCCAGCGCAAGGCAGCGGAAGGGGCGGTGGGGGTGTCGAATCGGGAGGACTTACGCTGATGGCACCAACTAGCCCGATTTACTGCTGCGAATGCGAGGAGGGACGGCTGATCATTCCGGCGTGCACATGCCAGTGCCACACCTTGCCGGTGCGCCCCGAACCGTCCCGGAAGCCAGAGGGGGACGAGCACGGACTATTCGCATGCGTGCTGTGCGGGTGTGGGCTCTTGCTGGTGGAAAAGCGAAAGTCGATGGCGATGAACCGGGAGGGACGGGAGTGATGCAATTGCAATGCTGGCACTGCGCGAAGACCGTAAGTAATCACGTGCCGGACTCGACTGTCTTTCGGGCGACGGCAACCTGCCCAGAATGCGAGCAGAAGAAGACGAGCCCCGAACCGCCCCGGAAGCCTGAAGTCGGCCCCGTATGCACTTGCGGGTCAGCGCGGCGTAAATTTTGCCCGGCACATGACGAGCCGTCCCGGAAGCCCGAGGGGGAAGAAGCACCAGTGTGGGCGATTTCGCAAGGCGAGTTCCTGTCCAGGATAGATTGCCTTTCGATGTTCGTGCGTAGGCTGTACCGAAAGCTGCGAAAGTACGAACCAAACGCGGAGGTGATCGAACAAGCAAACCGATACCTTCGGACTATTGGGCAAGCGGGTACTCCACTGCGCGCGGAGGAGTGCGAAGACGATCGCAAGCCCGAGGGGGATGCGGGCCAGACGGAATCGAACGCACTTCGTGCTGCGGCTCATCGGCGGGCGCTCGAATCGCAAAGAGCCGAACGCGCAGAGGAGCAGGTTCGCCAGTTGACGGCAAAGCTCGCCTCCCGCGCCGAGGCCGAGCGCGAACTGCTGGAGAAAGCCGCTGCACTGGACAACGAGCTTATGCATCCGGCAGTTCACGCTCGGCTGACTCCGCATCAGCGCAAGGTAGCTTCAGAGTTCCGCGCTGCCGTCGCGAAGTACCGGGAGGCGCAAAAGTGAGCGCGCAAACGAACCAGCTGGCCGAATGTGCTAAAGCGCGCTTGCAGCACCCGCTAGAATGGCGCGCGCTGAAAGAATTTCCTAGCCAGGAGGCGATAAGTCGCTCAGGGTGTCGCATACCACGAGAGAATTCTGTCGCAGGCCTTAAAAGGCTCCGTTTAGCCAGCAATCGGCATTTCGCTCTGTTTTCGAGGAAACTCGCAGGCTTTAGCTGTTCGGTCGCCTGATTGCTCGTTAGCTCTTTCGGGCAGCGTGAGCGCTTTTACCTTGCGCTGCCCGCGAAAGGGTGTACAATCCGCCTATGTTTATGAGTCTAGCCACATTAGCGGCGAACCTCGTTTGTCTGCTAGTGGTTTCCCGGTACAAGTACTACCGGACTTGGCCTGCATTTTGCGCGTTCCTGATAGCGAATTTTTTCGCAATTCTAGCGCGAATGTGGGTATCGCCTTACGACATCGAAGGGGCGATGCGCATCTTTGCGCCGGTCGAGATAGTTCTTACGCTCGCCACAGTCGCAGCAGTGGCCGAAGCATACTGGGTAAGCCTAGACTATATCCCTCGCGTTTACCGGTGGGCAGCTTGGGCAGGCCTGCTCTCTTTCGTTTTCTGGGGAGTTTCTGCAATTCAGCCGGAATTATCTGGGAATTGGTACCAGCAGTTCCTAGAACTCCGCACTAATACTTATCTGGGCCTCGCGATATTGTCGGCAATTGCCTTCGTAATTAGCCTGACGAATAAGCGCCCGCCGCGCGCTGTCAGGATGCATATGGGGATCTTCGCTGCGCTCATGATCGGTCACGTGCTGATCGTCGACTGGCAGGCTTGGCGCGCCTCGAATATCAGCTTCCGGCTGTTCTTCGTGGTCGCCTGCGGGGGGTGGGTGGTTAACTCGCAGTTCCTGAGGCGCGAGAGAGACGAAATGCGGCAAGCGCTCGCTGTGCTCGTACAAGCGCTTCCTGCTCTTCCGGTGGCATCCCGCGTACATTTCGCATCACGCTATCTAGTTGACGTTCCAGCTGTAAAAGCTCCTCAAAGTCGTCACGCTGTACACAGCTGATCTTACTGCCGCGCAGTAATCCCCAAAGCGCCCCGCCTAGGCTGGCAAGCGCGATCGTTAGCTCAGACTGAGCGCTCAGGAATCGCATTAGTTTAGTCACCATCAGGTGGTATGACGGGTTTCGGCGTGGTCGGGCTTGCCTCGTCTTCACGAGGCGTTAACGGAGTACTCGGCGGTTCCGGTGGCGTAGGCGGCAGAGGATGATCGCCTTTTTTGTTTTTCTGCTTCACGCGGGGATTATGCCATACAATTCTGCAGTTGTATTCTTTCGCCCCAACATTCCGGTATATTAACCTGTAGCATTTTCGACCGATGGATAATTACCGGCATGAGCGGCGAAAAGCGGCAGATAAATCAAGGGGCGGATATGGTCGACCTGCAGAGCTTACTGGCTGGTTGTTCAGTAGGAGTAGTGGGCGCAGCTTTAGCTTTCTGGAAAAAGACTGATGTCGACGCAGCTACCAGGGAAGGTGCTCTAAAGATATTCGCCGAGCAATTGAAGGCTGTAAAAGACAACGGGAGCCAGACCGACGAAGAGTTTAAGCGAACTCTGAAGGAAACTATTACAGAGCTGAAGGCGACTGCGCTTGCGCTAGCTCAGATGCAGGCGGGCCAGACTCTACACAATCAGTTCGTGAAAGAGTCGCTGCAAGGAATCACTGCTCGCCAGGATCGAACTGAGGCAGACTGCAAGGCCTTCGACCATCGCCTGAACGACATCGCGGCTACGCTGTCAGTCGCGCGTGACATTGCCGCGCTGTATAAGCAGCAGGTCGAGCTGCTCGACTCATTCAAACGCCAGCTTGAGAAACGGATACCGTGACAGCATTAGCTCTGCAGATTCAGATGTGGGCGATTGATCGCCTAAAGCCTTACGAACGCAACCCCCGCAAAAACGATAAGGCAGTCGCGCAGATGGTCGCGAGCATTACAGAGTATGGCTTTGCCGTGCCTGTGCTCGCGAAGAGCGACGGCGAGGTAATCGACGGCCACCTGCGCCTGAAAGCTGCGCTGAAGATGGGCCTGCAGGAGGTTCCTGTAATCGTTTGCGATTCCTGGACGCCTGAGCAGGTGCGCGCCTTTCGCCTCATGGTGAACCGGTCTGTATCCTGGGCAGACTGGGATATCGAGGCGCTGTCTGCTGAGTTTATGGACCTGAAGGCGGCAAACTTCGATCTGAAGCTTACCGGGTTCGATTCCTTCGAGTTCGGCGCTGATTGGGGATTCTCGACTGAAGGCGAGGCTGCAGCTCCAGACTGGAATGGAATGCCAGAATTCGGCCAGGAGGATCTGCTGGCGTGGCAGACCGTGCGCGTGCATTTCACCTGCGCAGAGGATCGCGATAAGTTCAGCGCGCTGCTAGGGCAAACGCTGACCGATAAGACGAAGTACGTTTGGTACCCGAAGCAGGAAAACCAGGACCATACGAGCGTACGGTTTTCGACTGAACAAGTCGATACGCGCTATCCGGTTTATGTGATTTCTAAGAGCAGGTGGGAGTCGCGCCTGACCAGCAAGGCCCTCGAGAATATCAAGGTCCCTTATCGCATCGTGATCGAGCCGCAGGAGTACGAGCAATACGCCAGCGTTATCGATCCTGCGAAGATCCTCGTGCTGCCGTTCTCGAATCTGGGCCAAGGCTCGATACCTGCGCGCAATTGGGTATGGGAGCACTCGCTAAGCGAAGGCCACGCGCGCCACTGGATTCTCGACGACAACATCAGGCGCTTCTATCGGCTCGTGAATAATTTCAAGGTGCCGATGGCGACAGGCATCACATTTCGCGCTGTCGAGGATTACGTCGACCGGTACGCAAACGTTGCGCTCGCTGGCATGAACTATCAGTACCTCGCGAAGCAAAAGCAGAAGCTGCCGCCTTTCGTCCCGAACACGCGCATATACTCCTGCATCCTGATCGATAACGCGATACCGTTTCGTTGGCGTGGCCGCTACAACGAAGACACCGACTTGTCGCTCCGAGCTCTAAAGCAGGGGTACTGCACGGTGCTGTTTAACGCTTTCCTCGCTGACAAAATGACTACGATGGTTATGAAAGGCGGCAACACTGACGAGCTGTACCAAGGCGACGGGCGCCTGCTGATGGCGCGCTCGCTGCAGGAGCAGCACCCCGACGTTACAACCGTCGTGCAGAAGTGGGGCAGGTGGCAGCACCACGTAGATTATCGACCGTTTCGAGCAAATAAGTTTATCCTGAAGCCTGGGTGCGAAGTGCCGGAAGGCGTCGACGAGTACGGCATGGTGTTTGAGAACGATGCGAAGCAAGATACGGGAAAAGATTCAGAACGCGCCGCCACCAGTACCGCCCCCGCCGAAGCGTGACGGTCCTGGCAGGCCGAAGGTTGAAGTAACCGAGGAGCAGCGCCAGAAGGTGCGCGCTCTTTCTGCGTCTGGCGTTCCGCAGAAGATGATCGCGCGCATTATCAAAGTTTCCGATAAGACGCTGGCGAAGAAATTCTCTGACGAGCTGGCAATCACGCAGAGCGAGATTACCGGAATAGCGATGGGAAAGCTGCTTACGAAAATTCAGGCAGGCGACCTGGGCGCGATCTGCTTCTGGATGAAATGCAAGGCAGGCTGGATGGAGCGCAGAGCGATCGAGCACTCTGGGCCCGATGGCGCGCCGCTCAAGCTAACCGAAATGCGCCAGACGCTTATGCTCGCGCTCGGCGACTATCCGCCAGAAGAGCGGCTGAAGATCGCAGAAAAGCTGATGATCGCAGGAAAGACAGATGCCTCTGTCGGCTGAGATGGCGATCGCGCTCGACCCTGCGCAGATGATGGTGCGCGCGGGGTACGCGCCTGATCCTTGGCAAGCCGACGTACTGCGCCGCGACGATATCAACCACCTGCTAAACTGCACGCGCCAGGGTGGGAAGTCTAGCGTGATTGCCTGCAAAGCGCTGCATAAGGCTCTGTACTATGCGCCGTCTCTAACGCTGATCCTTTCGCCTTCAGAGCGGCAATCGAAGCTCTTGCTGGAGAAGGTTTCAGAGATCAAGGAAAAGCTCGGCTTTGGTTCCAGCGCGATCGAGGAAACAGATTCGACGCTGCAGATGGGTTTCGCGTCTGGATCTGAGATTATCGCGCTGCCAGGAAAAGAGCAGAACGTGCGCGGGTTTTCATCTGTGGCGCTCGCGATCATAGACGAGGCCTCGCGCGTTCCTGATTCGCTCTATAACGCGGTTCGCCCGATGCTTTCGGTTAGCAAGGGTAAGCTCTGCGTACTGTCGACGCCTTGGGGTAAGCGCGGGTTTTTCCATAAGGAATGGACCGAGGGAAGTGGCTGGAATCGCGTTATGATTCGCGCCACTGAATGCCCGCGCATCACGCCTGCCTTCCTCGCTGGCGAAAAGCTCTCGCTGCCTGATTCGGTCTTTCGCCAGGAGTACATGTGCGAATTCAGCGATACGCTAGACTCGGTATTCCGATACGAGGATATCCAGGCTGCAATGAGCGAAGATGTTGAACCGCTTTTCAAAACGCCTGGACTGGAGGACAACGGCGTAACGCCGCTATTTCAATGAGCATCTACGTTAGCGCTCTCGACTTGGGGCAGGCGCACGATCACTCGGCGCTGATAATCGCAGAGGTGAGCGGCGCGCGCCGCATGGTGACGTATCAGGGGCGCGACCACGAGACAGGCCTGCCGGTCACAGTTAAGCGTCCTGTCGAGATGATGCCCCTGGCGCAGGTCGACGTGCGGCACGTCGAGCGCTTCGAGCTGCAGACGAAGTATACCGGCATTGCGCATCAGACGCGCCTGCGCATGCTGAAGGTTCCTACGCCTCGATACCTAGCAGTCGATAAGACCGGTGTCGGGCGAGGCGTGATCGAGCACTTTGAAGAGCTGACACCGATCGGGATAACGATCACAGGCGGCGCTAACGTGCAGATGACCGGCCAGCAGGATTACAACGTGCCAAAGCGCGATCTCGTCGCAGGCGCGCAGCTCTGCGTGCAGAATCGCGTGCTGCGCATTGCAAAGGGCCTGCCGCACGCAGCGCTGCTTACTGAGGAAATGGGGAAGTTTCGCGCGAAGATCAGCGCGAGCGGGCATGAATCCTTCGAGGCGTGGCGCGAGGCCGATCACGACGATTTAGTGCTCGCGCTGGCGATTGGCATATGGACCGCTTCACAGATCATCAGCATGCAGGCGCTGCAGGTGCTGAACGCGATCAAGGCTGCTAACCGTGGCGAACCGCCGCAGATTAGCCCCTACTGACACGCCTGCCGTGCTCGATCATTTCGAGCAGTGCAGCATCGCGCGACGCTTGCGCTGCATTCGTAATCGTTGGCGTTGTTTCATAAGAGAATTGCAGCGGTTACGTACGCTGCCCTGATTACCAATCAGACGGCCAGCCTGGGAAACGATCAGGCTTTGTGGCGAGCCTTTACCGGAGTGCTCCACCCGCAGCCGGGACAGTAGCGATACTGCAGGCCAGATAGGCCGCCGATCTTATCGCCATCGACCACGACAACACTGCGAGCATTGCACTGCCTGCACGTGATGGCGCGAAACTGATTACGCTCTTGCAGGGCCTTGCGCGCTTCGTCTGTCATAACGGATCTTCGCTGAAGTCCTTCGCGATGGCGTCATTGCAGGCAGCGAGGCCTGGAACCAGACAATCTACAGAGTGAAAAATGATCTCGCGATGCCGTATAACCTCGAATAAATACGTGCAGGCCTCTGCATCAGAAACTGAAAACTGAATCGTATACTCGCGCATTTACCGATCCTCCCCAAAGATCGCGTCTTTAACCTCTGCCGCGTAGATGCTGCAGGATTCGGCGAGCGAGTCGATAACCGTCTCTATCGTGGCCTCGACTGCCTCGCGATTGTAGCCTGCGGCCAGGGCCTTGCGTCGAGCTTCTGCAAGGCCTTCGATGATGTCTTGCTGTCGGCGCGTCATGCGCGCGCCTGCCTTTCCAGCTTTTCGGCTGCGCGCTTGCGAACGTACTCAAGCCTGTAATCGGTGACAATTGAGCCAGTTGCCAACTCGCGCCGGTCTGCGGCGCTGACTCGCGTCGTCTGCGTCAAGCCTGTATGCCCCAGCGAGCACGCTAAAGGCGTGCCGTTGTTCGTGATCCAGGTACGCTTGCCGTCGACGTATTCGATATGGGCCTGCACCGCATCAGCCTCGAATACGTAAACATTCTTGCAGGTCGCGCAGAAGGCTAAGCGCGTCTTCGGCGTAAAGCAGTATTCCTTCGCAGTAGTGGTCTGTTTCATTTTCGTTTCCTCTTTCACCCGTTGGTGGCGGGTGATCTAAATGTACCTCGCGCTAATAGTTTGCGCATTAAGGTAGATTCCTTACACCAGTACCTTAGCCGGAAACGCCTTGCAGTAAGCCTCGAATTGCTCGATAGGGCGCATACGCTGCTGATCCATGCAGAGACGCTGCGGTCGGTTGCCGAAGTTCTGCATATGGTGACCGGTAAAGAACTCCTCGCGCGTCACGAACCATCCGAGCTTAACGAGGCGCTTCGGCACGTTCACGTAACCGACGATCAGAAACTCTGACGTTTCCGGCAGCTCGTCTGCGCTGTTTAGCTTGGCGATCGCAGGCAGGAATCGAACGCTCTTTACCTCGCAAGGCCTGCCGAAGATCCATATATCAGGCGCGTGCTTATCGCCGCGACGCAGTACTTTCTTTCTGAATGGCACCTGAAAGTATCGCGACAGCGCAGCCTCGACCATAAGCCCGCGAAACTGGCAGCGGTAATCAGTATCGCCACAAACCAGATTGCTGGATTCTTTCGGCTTATTCGAGAAGGCAGAGGCCATTACCTGCAGTCGCTGCATATCAGCCGTCGAGAATTCTAGTTCGACCATTTGACGATTGTACGGTATTGCGGTACGATTGCCTGCGAATGGTCGCGAAGGTCAAGATCCGCAAAGCGGGCCAAATGGAACTCGCCAAATGCGGAAACTGTAAGCATGAATGGGCAACCAGAAAAGAAGGCGGCGCGAGGAAATGCCCGCGCTGTCAGGCGATGCTGCGATAGCGGGTACTGGAGTAAAGGAAACTCCTAATAGGAATGGCAGCACTAACAAGCGAGCATCGAAGCATGACCTTTCACCGAATGGCTAATATTCTTTGCGGCTGCGCTTTCGTGGTGCTGGCCGTTGCGGTTCTTTCTGATGCTGGCGTGCAGGCGCTGCTGAAGCAGGCCTCTGGCAATGCCTGGGCTGGCGCGCTGGCTATGCTGGCTGTCGCTTCGTATGGAGTGGCGAGCAGGTGAGAGATATCCCGATGTGGTTTTATGCTGGCGCGCTCGGTGCGTTCGTTGCTTTCGTCGGAGGATTACGGAAGAAGCAGAGCGCTTATACGATCAGGCTTGGCGAAATTGAAGTATCTGCGCCGACGCTGGCAGAGGCATATGCGATGCTCGACTACTGCGGCCAGCTTGCGCATGGCAGGAGGCCTCGCGCGTGAGCTACGTTACCGGTTTCATCTGCAGCGTCTGCTGCGGACTGTCGGTCTACTATCAGCAGCCTGGGTTCGCTTCATTCTGGGCGCTGTGGGCGCTCGGCTGCTTCCTGGAGCATGCAGGTAAAAGCGTAGGGCGTAAGTGACTCCTAACCTTCAGCTGGCGATCTGGCTGCTGTGCGGATGCTGCGCAGCTGTAGGGTTCATGCTTACGATCCCTGAAAAGGCGCTGCGCTCGCCTGGAGTTCTGCTGTTCACTGTAATCCTTGGACCTGCTGCTTTAGTGCCTCTGGTTTTAGGGCTAGCCTGGGTAGCAGTCAAGTTTGCTTTGATGAGGCTGCGTATTAAGCTGATAGCTTTTCTGATTAAAAAGCGCAATGAGGCGAGGGCAAGAATCGATGCAAGGGAAGCAAGAGCAAAAGAAGCGGCGCGGCAGGCCGAGAACACGAACTAACGAGCGCGGCGAATTCGCGCCAGAGATCAGCGACGAAGAGCTAGACCGGCGATGCGCGCAGCAACTGCAGGAAGAGCAGCCAGCCGAGCAGCGCAGGAAAAGCTTCTGCTGGTAAAGAAAGGTCCATCATGAAAGATCCATTAGTGGCTGCGTTGTGCTTGACGCGCGACCGTCCTGAAATGCTGCAGCGCGCAGTGCGCAGCTTCAGGTCGCAGACGTACCAGAACAAAGTGCTATTTATCCTCGACAGCGGAAAGCAGCCATGCGGCCTGCGCGCTGATCATAACGAAACCGTCTGGTACGTGCTCCAGGTAAACGATAAGCCTGTCGAGCAGGTATCTATCGGCGAACTGCGAAACCTCGCGCTCGGAATGATGGATGTTACGCCGCTCGGCAAGCCCGATATCTTCGTTCACTTCGACGATGACGACTGGAGCGGGCCGCAGCGTATTGCTGAGCAGGTCGCGCTACTCCAGGCCTCTGGCGCTGATGCGGTCGGATACAGCGATCTGCTTTTCTGGGATTCGCGCAAGTACGTTGGCAGGCGCGATCGTAACAGCGAAACGCAGGTGCTCGAAATCCCAGGCTATCCATATGCGAATCAGGGCGAGTCGGTCGAGGGATACGTTAACGAGGCCTATCTGTTCTCGCGCCCATCGCGCCTGAACGTTCCAGGAACGACGCTGATGTACTGGCGCCAGACGTGGGAGCGCAAGACCTTCCCGCACCTGCCCGAAGTCGGCAATTCTCAATCTGCCTGCGAAGACATCTGCTGGCAGAGCGGGCTTGAGATTAAGGCAGTATCGAGCGTTCGGGACGACGCGCGCCTGCAGCTGCTAAAGCGATACCTGATGCAGGATGGTTACGAGGCTCGCATGGTAGCCAGCATCCACGGCGGCAATACGCAGATGCTCGGCTATTCGATCAACCTTCACAATCCTGCAGGCCCTTATCGGCGCGTGCCTGAATGGGACAGCTTTTGCAAAACAGTGATGGCGCTATGAGGCTACCATCGCGAACGGTGCGCATAGAGCGCGCGGCGCTAGAAGAAGTTTACAGAGTGCTGCAGCCTGAGGTGTTTAACGAGAGATGCATCTGCTGCAAGGGGGCGATGCTGAAATGCTCGCCTCCGATGCTGAGCCACTTCGCGGGATGCGCAGATGCGCACAGGTTTAGCCATGTGTACAGCCTGATCTCGAAAGGTATCTCTGCAGCCTCTATCCCAGCTAAAAAGCGAAAGGCGAAAAGGAAGAAATGATAAGACTATGCAGCAAGAATCACCTGACGGCAGATCGTACCTGCTGGTGCGGTAAGCCAGCCGAGGCAGAGCTTGGAGGGCGCGTTAAGCCAAAGCCGCTGCACCCTCGCAGTCCTGGCGCTATCAAGCTGCGCAATATCCGCATCGCGCACCGGCAGGGTAGCTGCGTATACGGAAAGTTCGTCTCGAAAGATTTCCTAACGCGAGGCTTCGGGATATGAAAATAAATCTCGGCGCGAGCGATCGCCACATAGACGGTTACACCTGCGTCGACATTGCACCGCAGCCTTGCGCTGTATGCGGCGCAGTAGAAGCGCGCAGAGTAGACCTTTCAGAGCAGTGGCCGTGGTCTGATTCGATGGTCGAGGATATCCTGGCTTACGACGTCTGCGAGCATATCCCTGATGCGATTCGCGAGTATCACGTAAAGAATACGGCACTCGGGCCTTTGATGAATCGAAGATGGACGTCAGGCCGAATCCATTTCATGAACGAATTGCATCGCGTCCTGATTCCTGGCGGGCGAGCGACGATCGAAACGCCGAATGCGGCGAAAGGCGTCGGTTACTTCCAAGATCCTACGCACGTTTCGCCTTACTGCCTGTCGACGTTCAAATACTTCGAGCATGGCGCGTTCGCTCGCGAGCGCTTAGGCGATGCGTACGGAATCACGGCGCGCTTTAAGGTGCTGGCGCTGACAGAGCATCCGTCTAACGGAGAAGACCCCCGCGAGCAGGTTTACAAGATTCGAGCAGTGCTGGAGGCCGTGAAATGAAATTCAGGCTTTCGCGAGCGAGCGCTGTTAGGTTTGAATACTTCACTCGATTAGAGAATTCGTTTGAAGCATTCATGCGGGCACGTTGGTGGCAAAAGGCCAGAACGGTCGACGAAATTGCAGCCATGTGCAGATTGATATCGAATGCCCGCGCAGAATTTTGGTTCGGCATTCAAGAGGAAGTCCCCGAATCGCTTGATGGCGCATGGCATTCAGATGGAAGGCATGTCTGGAAACTCAAAGACTCTAAGCCTGGGCAGGAGGTGCCATGTTCGCAGTAATCATACCGACGAAGACCGCATCGAACCTGATACCGTGCCTGACAGCGCTGCGAAAGCACGAGCCAACCTGCCCGATAGTGATCGTAGATGATGGCCTCGACCAGCAGGGAATCGATCAGGCGAAGTTCTGCCAGCGTATCAATATCGTTTCCGGCCATAAGCCATTCGTCTATGCGCGCAACGTTAACTGGGGCATCCTGGCAGCTGATGTCTGGTTTCGCGGATGGGATAAAAAAAGAGAACCGCCGACAGGCTACGTAATCCTGAACGACGACGCGCTGCTAACGTCTCCTGGCGGGTTCAGCCTGCTGGAGCAGGTCTGCATCGAAGAGCCGACAATAGGCTGCATTGGTGCAACTACTGACCTGACAGGCCAGCCTCTGCAGCATCGCCGCTTCGTAGATTTGAAGTCGCCAAAGTTCGATGATTCGGTGGGCCTGCGCTTCGTCGAGCATATCGCCTTCGTCTGCGTCTACATCCCGCGCCGCACGCTTGAGATATTGAGCAATCAGGCGCTGCTCGATCCTCGCTTTACGTACGGCCTAGACGAGCGATACACGGCATACGGCTCTGACGATCGCGACTTCTGCATGCAGGTCGAGGCAGCAGGCCTGCGCGTTGCCGTTCACGATGGCTGCTTCGTCGACCACAGCAGCCTGCAGAGCACGTTTCGAGGCCTGCCTACAGCTGCAGGCGACATCTGGCCTAACCACCGCCTTCTGCGCGCGAAGTGGGGCATGCCTCCGAATCCGCAAGACCCCGACTATCGAAAGCAGATTGAGGCGCGCCTGAAATGAGCAAGCGGATTAAGCCGACTCCGGTTCCTGAAGATCGAAAGCTGATGATCCTTCAAACCGAGGAGCGCATAGAGGCAGAGAATCTGGCGCCGCTCTGGTGCTGGATATGGACCTTCAGCGATCCAGGCTGGCTGCAGACTATGTGCGACGAAGGCCTGCTCGTGCGCACGAAAGAAGGAACGCACGAAGGCATGGGCTATACCGGCGACTGCGCGCTATATGCCATTACCGATGCGGGGCGAGCGCTTCTGAAAGAGCGCGGGCTTGACCGCAAGGCGTTGCTGATAAAACAGCGTGAATGGATCGAAGGGGAGCTGGATAAGTTATGAAGGTCTTAGTGATCGGAGCGGGCGGAATTATTGGGCAGCATTTGATGGCGCAGCAGCCTGCTGATATCGAGGCAGTCTATACGCGCAGGCACGGCAACGAGGCCTGGGGCTATCGAGCGCTGAATATGGCTGACAGTACTGCGCTCGCCGAATGCCTCGAAAAGGTGCAGCCTGATGCGATCATCAATCTTGCAGGCGAAAACAGGCCTGATGTGGTCGAGCGCGCGCCGCAGGCTTACCGGCTAGTGAATGTCGAGGTTCCTGCTTTCCTCGCGCACTATTGCCGATTCAATAAAAAGCACTTCGTGCAGGTGAGTTCTCAGGCTGTCTTCGGCGGAATGCCTGAAGGCATCAAAGACCCGCGCATGATGGCTTCCTTCAGCGCGCCGTACTCGCCAACGTCGCCACGCATGCCGGTCAATCAGTACGGCCTGCAGAAACTACATGCCGAGTCTGAAGTCATGACGAGCGGAGCGGGCTATTGGACAATCGTACGCCCGACCTTCGTTCTAGGCGTGCGCAAGATCATCATTGGGCGAGAGAATCCAATCGAGCAGATGCTGGCACCAGTCAAGGTAGTTGCCGAAGGCGAGACGGTCGCAGCTATGCGACAGGTTGCTGATCGCTGGTTTAGCGTGTCGTTTGCATGGCAGGTCGCGCATACTCTCTGGCAGTCGGTGCTTGCTGGCCCGCTGTGCGCGCCAGTTCACGTAGGCATACCATTTCGTACGAACCGGCATATTCTCGCCAGCTACCTGCGGCCTGATTTGAACGTCGAGCCGGTGAGCCACGATTCCTTCGAGGGGCTTGCGCCTCGACCAATCGATACGACGTATGCAGGCGAGGGATCTTTCGCCGATATCGTCGAAAGCCTGGAGCGCTGTAGAGCGGAATATGAGGCGCGCGGCTAATGAATTTCGCGGGGATATCTGGCTGGCTGATTATCATACTCGCGCTTGCATTCGGCTGCGGATACGGAGCGGCCAAAGAGTGGGAGGTAGTTGCTGGAATCTGCGGAGGCGCTGCTGTATGCGCTGCTGTATTCGTTGCGGCGCAGGCGAGCGATAACTGAAATGCGCGAGCCTGGATTCTATTGGGTACGCCACGAAGACGAGTACGGTGGCGACTGGACTATCGCATGGTGGGGCACTAATCCCATGTTCGGGGAGCTGGAAGGCGACGAGCACGAATGGTGGTCAATAGCTGATGAAATCCCATGCACAGATGAGGCATGGGCAGAGATTGGCGAGAAGGTATTAAGACTCTGCACTCCGTACGAGGAATAATGACAGCACAAGAGCGAGCAAAAGAGCTGGCAATGTATTTTGACATGCCAGAAGCAGACGCGCTGAATCACCTAACGAAGGGCTTCGGCTTTCATCACGAGCGCGTGAGCGAAGACTGGCGGCGCGTTAACCCGCAAACAGACGAGGACATTCTGCAGTGGTACCGGCAGACTGACGCCTACATCTGGGAGCTGAGCGCGTATCACCTGGATAGGGGCTTTAACTATATGGGCATGATCGCAGGCGTGAGCGAAGGCCTGCGCGCGAAAGGCGTGCATTCTGTGCTCTGCCTGGGTGATGGCATCGGCGACCTGCACATCAAGCTGCACGAGGATGGATTTTCCTCGACCTACCACGACATGCCGAATAGTCGCACAGCAGACTTCGCTACTATGCGCATGGCAATACGGAACTGCGAATTCCTATTTCAGTTCGACGAGCCGAAGCAGGCGCTGGCGCAGTGCGAAGCTCTTTTCGACGCGATAGTTTCGCTCGACTTCCTTGAGCACGTTCTGGCAGTCGAAGACTGGCTGCGCGCGATCTTTACGACGCTAAAGCCTGGAGGCTGGTTCCTGGGCCAGAATGCGTTTGGGATCGGCAGCGGGCCTGATGGCGGAATGCCTATGCACCTGGAGCGAAACGACCGTTTCGAGAAAGACTATGGACCGCTGATGCTCGATATCGGCTTCGTTCAGGAGGGCACCAGCAACTGGTGGCGCAAGCCTGCATGAAATGGGATCAGCCTTTCTGCCTGCAGGCTTTTATGGATGCGCTGCAGCACGCCTCTCGAAGCGGCAAGATGGTTCAACCTGGGCGGCAAGTGTACGGCGTAGTTATCAATCACTCGTCGGCGCTGCAGGATTCTGTTGCGAACATTGTCGACCTGCATAATCGCCTCGACGTTGGAAATAAATCTTACGCACTGCGCCATCACTGCTACAACGGCAAGCCTGAGGGCTGGTGGTCGATAGCGTTTCTGTGGACGGAGGCGATTCGATGACTGCTGCCCCTAAATACTATGCGCGGTACATCTGCGCAGCCTGCGGCGCTGGCGCAACTGTAGATGTAGATCCTATTACTCACTCGTCTAAGCGACCAGACGGCCAAATCGAATTAAGCGTAGTCCACGCAGTTCCTGAAGGCTGGAATCGCTTCGGAGCTAATCTGTACTGCGAAAAGCATAAGATCGAGATCGCTACGCAGGTTCGTATCGATGGCGTCACAACCGAAACCGTACGCGACTACCATAAGCCTGTCGAAAATGCCTAACCCAGTCATCAAGCCGCTTTCAGACGATCGCGACAAAGCGCTCGCTTGCGTGAACGACATTCATGTCTTCTGCCAGAAGTTTCGAGTCGGGCTATTCGCGCGGAGGACCGACCATCTATTCGCCACGCTGAGCGAGCCATACGGCGCTGGCGGTCTGAAGTGGCCGCCGCGTTATCGCGACGTAACTGAATGGCGCGACCTGCAGAATATCGACATGCTGCGCTCTCACGAGCTGATACCTGTAGGGATATCAGACCTGCGCGTGCTCGAAGCGCTGCATGCGATTGGGCAGGCGCTGCACTATTACGACTCGGCGCTGATCCCTTCGCCAGTCGCGGGAGAGAGCGAGCCTATGCTGGTGCTGTGCGATTCGCTTCCTGGCGGGATGTGGCGCGCCTATAGCGTCGTCGCTGAACTCAACTGCTACACCTGGAAAGAGAGGGGCATCAAGCCTAAAGTGCAATGAGCGAAAGCAAAAGAAAATTTATGCCGCTTATGAATACCAGTCTGGTTCAAAGGCTGACCGATAAGGGCTTGCTGCCTACAGGCACGACCCGCTTCCTGATCGATAGCGGGAAGCCTGGAAACGCTGTGCGCATCTACTGGGCGGGCTTCGCCAACGCTGACCTTATCGACGAGCTGCTAGACGGCCTGGAAGAAATAGGTGGCGTTGAATTAAATGCCAGCACCTTCAGCGAGGAAGACGAGGAAAGGATCTGTGCGATTCCTTCGCTAACCTTTCACGAAGTATGGCTGCTGAAGCAGTGGTACGCAGCAGCGGCTGCAGAAAGCTCTCGCGAATGGGATGCCGAAGCGCAAGCGCTCTTCGCGAAGATGGGCGTTAACGAGGAGCCCGTAATATGATTATCGGAATATCGATCGTAGATAAGCACCGGCCTGAAGGCGAGCGGCACGTCGGAACGTACATGCTGCATCTGCCGGAGGTAAGCGGGGATTCGCACTTCGAGCTACTAACGATCGTCGCGCCTGTCGAGAACGAGGCAGAGCTTTTGCCGCACTGCGGAAAGCTTTTGGCGAAAGACGCGATGCCGAATCCTGTCAGGGTAGGCAGCGATGGCGAGCCAGTCGAGGAGGAAGCGTGCGCAGACTAGATATCGGAATCGCCAGCTACGGCAGGAACTGGCAGCAGCTGGAGCGCACGCTGGCAGCGCTCATCAAGAACAGCGTTACAGATTTCCAATGCTACATCGTTCACAACCCGAGCGCGGGCGACGAGCTTACGAAAGAGGCAATCTGTCGAATAGCCGCGCGCGATTCGCGCTTTCTGCCTGTCTGGAATGATCGAAACGTCGGGTATGCTGGCGCCTGCAATGTGATCTTGGCTAACAGCATGACCGAATATATCGCCTACCTCGATAACGACGCTGAAGTGCTCACGCCAGGATGGGACGAAACGCTCTGCTCCTACCTCGACCGCTTCCACGAAATAGGCCTCATCTTTCCGAACGATGGCGCGTATCAGGTTGATCGAGGACCGTACAAAGAAGTGCTCTGGGCCTGCGGCTTCTGCTGGATCATGAACCGGATGTGTGCGACCGATTTACGAACAGACCCTAGCATGCTGATGATGTTCGAGGGAAGGATGGCGCAGCCTGCTAGCGTGTTCGATGATCGGCTGGGCCACCAGGAGGAAGCCGACGTATGCCAGCGCGTGCGCATGGCGGGCTGGAAGTGCGCGGCAGTGCCTGAGGTTCGCTGCGACCACAAGGCGACAGCCACGAACGATGCAGCGAGCACCGAGCGCATTAACCGAGGCGTCGTTAACTGGGTGAACAAGCATAACCGATATTTCAACGGGAAAAATTTCAACTATCACTCTGCAAACGTCACCCGTTTTGAGGACTGGCCACCTAACGCGCTGTACCTCGAAGAGTACTGGAAGCAGCGCATGCCTGAGCTAAACGCTAATCCAGAAGTCGTGAAGATCGACGGGCGAGAATACGACTTGATAAAGGTTCCACGGTTCAGCGGGTTTTATAGAAATCGCATTATATGATTCAGAAACCTTTTGCCGACGATCAGCGATACATCCACTGCCCCACGTGCGGCCTGGGGCAGAGTTCTGTTAGCCATCTTCCTGCAGGCACGAAGACGCGCTGGTATTGCCACAGGCGCGAGTGTGGCGCCGAGTTCGACCTGCATGTGATCTCGCCTGAGGAAATCGACTGCACGCCTACTGGCGGGCGCGAGGTGCCTACTGTCGTTACGCTGGCGGTTAAGGGGCCTTTCGTGGTTACAGTCGATGGCTATCGCTTCGAGCCAGACAAGGCGATAGATGACGAAGAGCGCGCCAGTAATCTGCGGTACCACTACGAAGACAAGATGTGCCCCTCTGATACGCTTCAACGCGTGATCGAGGTTTACGACATGGCTGGCAATGAAGACCCGCACAGCCTTTTTACTCTAATCAAAGTCGAGGATGCCAATGATAATTTACGGGATGACAAGGATCAAGGACGAATCGCGCTGGATAGCGGAAGTACTTCGATCATACTTACCGATCTGTGAGCGCATATTCGTACTCGACGACCATTCCAAGGATGGTACGCCTGAACTGGCAGAGCAGCTAGACCCGCGCATAACGGTCATTCGTTCAGACTTTCATGGCCTCGACGAAACGCGCGATAAGGATCTGCTGTTGGGGCGCGTTATGCAAAACGTGTCTGATATTCACTTGCGGGGAAACGAGCGCTCGCCTTACTGGGCGATTCACTTCGACGGCGACGAACTGCTCGCAGAAGGTGGTCAGGCTGCGATCGCTGCAACGCTGGAAGCAACCAGCGCTCACGCTTTCAAGCTGCCTATTCGCTATCTGTGGGATTCGGATATGTCGCTGCTGCGCGTTCCTGGACAGAGGCGCGTGCGCGTCGATGGTGTTTATCGAACCTTCGCGAGGCCTTCAGTCTTTCGGCTGTTTAATTCGGCGTTCCGGTTTCAGGCGACGCCATGGGGTGGAAACTTCCACTGCTCGTCAATCCCGCAGCAGCTGCTGCACCACGCGCACGCGACAATCGAGCGCGCGCCTATTCTGCACCTGGGCTATAACTACAAGGCCGACCGGCTGCGCAAGTATGCATGGTATAACGCGATCGATCCGAACAACCATGCAGAAGACCGATATCGTCATATGGTGCAAGGTGACGTGCCCGATATCCCGGTGAGCGCGAAGCTGATGCACGCTGGCCCCTGCGAGTTCGTGCTGGAATAGGCACCATGACGAACGAAGAGCGCAATGCTGTAGCGACTCGCCTAGAGCAGGCGCTGCCTATCCTGCAGAGATATTATCCTGATGGCTGGAAAGACTTTCGCTCTCCGTTGCCAGCAGACTGGAGCGCAGGCCTGTTTATGAAGATTCGGCCTGAAGACTGCAAATATATCCAGTATGAAACTGCAGACCCGCGCGACCTTATGCGGTTTAAAGCGATGTACGGCGGGGTAGTCAAGGCGATCGAGGCAGCAGCGATCGTTAGCGAGTTTACGCATAAGCCTGTCTCTGTAGTCCCTCCGCACATTGAAATAATAGAAGGCGACGGCGAGGCTTCAAAAATAAAGATTTCATACTGGCGCATTCTATTCGACGTAAAGGAAAGTGAGGTTTGCTGGTGAGCTATGAAATACTGCAGCATCGAACGCCAGAACAGCTGGTGATGCTGATAAACGCGAAAGCAGCAGAGGGCTGGATCTGTCAAGGCGCGCCGGTCTGGAATGCGAATGGTAATTGCTGGATGCAGGCGATCGTGAAGGAAGAGCCACACGTGCCTGCTGGCGAAGTGAGGCTGAAGGAACCGAGGCGGCAAAAATGACGGGGCAGGAATACCGAACGAAACGCCAGAAGCTGATGAATCTGGCTCTATCGCCTGGAACTGAAGGCGAAGGAAAGGCAGCGCTCGCCGCAGTCGAAAGGCTGGATAAAGCTTTCAAGGAGCAGCCAACAGAAGCGCCGAAGGAAGAGTACAGGCCTAGCGAGCACTTCGGCTTCACGATCAGGATGGATGACGCGCTATTTCAGCAGGCGATGCGCGACGTTATGAGCGGGTTTATGGAGTTCTCGAATAGAGCGAATGCTGGTACAGCTGCGTTCAATGAAACTCTTAAACGCGAGCGCGAGGAAGCCAACCGCAGGCAGCAGGAGCAGGCCGAAGCGCGCAGGCGTGAAGCATGGGAAGAAACGCAGCGCCGCGAAGCTGCTTACGAGGAGCAGCGAAGGAAGAGAGCAGAAGCCGAAGAGTACGTGCGCGTTAAGGTCGAATCGAAACTGCGCGAGAAATTCGGCGATAATATCCCGTTCGGCAGTAGGCGCGAGGACTGGCAGGCCTTCTATCAGCCTACCGGCAGCAAGCCTCTCGACCCGATGATGGAAGCGCGCCAGCGCTTGCTTCGATACTGCAAGGCGAACGGGATCGATGAAGCGGAAGGCATGCGCCGAATGGCGAAGGCCTGGGCAGAAAGCAGGCGGAAATGAACCATCAGAGGGTTAAGTCGTCTAACGTTTACTCGCTCGCTCACGAAGGCGAAACCTTAGAAGCTCGCTTTATATGCAGTGCGTGCAAGGCTCAAGACTCGCCGAACTGCATGCGCTGCGGAGGAAAGGGGCACACTGAAACCTACCGATACGAAAAGGTATCAGCAGAAACGTATCGCAAGGTTATCGAATCCAGGAGCGTAGGAAGCGCTTTCGATCTGCTGGTAAAGAGAAAAGCCAGAGGGGTTAGAGTTTAGCCATGGCCTTCAATATCGTGGAAGCCTTTACAGACAGCGCTGCCGACCAACGCTGCAAATTCGGCAATCGAGTCGACGACCATGCAGTGTATTGCCACGCTGACCATTGGGAGGATGCGCCGCGCAAGTGCCGCAGGAGCTGGTATACAAGCGGGAATGTGAAAGACGAAGACTGCCCCGCCTTCCAGCTAAATCCTGACTTCAAGGGCGAGCTGCTGCCGACCCCTCTCGACGGTGAGCTATGCTCGAAGTGCAAAGGCACGCGCTGCCGAAATACTGAAGGCGAAAAGATCGCCACCTGCCAGCGCTGCATGGGTTCCGGCCTGGAGCCGCATGCAGTAAAGCTGAGCCAGTACGGGCAGGATACGCTCGAAATGGGGATAGGGCATACCGGCAGAGCCGCAGCGCAGTTCAGGCCGTTCTGCCGAATCGCTGAGAGCGAAGAGCAATCTAACCAGATCGAGTCGCTTATCATCAGCGATCTAGCGCGACTGGAAGTTACGTACTTTCACAAGAGCCTGATAATTTACCAGCTGGAGCTTACTGCCAAAGGCGAGGCCGTCTGCCATGCCAACCGGGAAGCAGCAAAGGCGCAGGTTAAAGCTTAGCGATCTGTTCGGCTACTTCAGGATGGAAAGCGCAGAGCGTGCTCATTTCGTCGTACCAAATTTGCTTCCCGGCGTCGTCGAGATCACCTTCTATCCCGATAGCCACGGCTTTGCATTTGATGAAATTGTTTTCGCTTCCGGTTCTGGCGCATAAGGCGATTAGATTCATGCGTTAAATAATAGCGTGTTATCATTCGCACGAAATGCTCTTTTCTGCTGCCCAATTACGCAAATGGCGCGAAGCGCTGGCCTTCAGAATCGCTCCGCGCCTTCCTCGCCTGCTCCGAAAATCAGAGAACATGATCGAGCGCTTAGAGATACGCGCCGAAGAAAACCAGGAATGGAAAGCAGAGGCGCAGCGGCGTCGAGACGACCTGCTCGCCGAGCTTCAGGAGGCTGCGTCGCTCGCTGATGGGGCACCGTGGATACCTGGGGGCGAAGGCCACAGCGCGGCAGGCAAGATGCTGACCGAGGCTGCGAAGACGATTCAGTCTATGCCCCTGCGCGAAACAATTTACGGCATGGCAGAGCTTGAGATCGCGCTAGACGATCGCGGCTGGAAGCGCCTGCTGGCGCAGTCACAGTACGAATTCTCGCGGTTCGGCATTCAGAGCATAATGCTGATCTGCAGGCTGTATACGATCAAGAACTCTCTTGCACGTCGAGGAGTCGACACCAGCGCGTTTTACGTCTTCGGCAGAGGCCTCTCTATCAGCAGCAACGACGAAGCAGCGAACGAAGGATTAAACGCCTTTTTCAACGACCCTCGCAATGCTTCGCAGTTCAGCCATACCGCGCTCGTGAAGAAAGAGAAGGCGACGTATACAGACGGCAACATCTTCTGGGCCTTCTTTAGCGATCCTCTCGACGGGCGACTCGAAGTGCGTGGTATCGATGCTGTCGAGATTTCCGAAATCATCTGCGACCCTGACGATAACGACACTCCCTGGTTTTACCGCCGCGATTGGACAGAAACCACCTTCACGCCAGATGGCCCGAAAGGTCAAGGCGGCGAAGTAGGCACGAAGCAGCGCACAGCGTGGTACTTCGCTCTCGATTACGAAGACCTGCCAAACTTCCCCAAGGATATCCGCAAGATTCAGGGGTTCGATGTAGCTCTCGACAACCACAAAGAACCGATTCCGGTTATGCATTTGAAGGATGGCGACCTTCCAGGATGGAAGTTCGGATGCCCGCGCATGTATCCCTGCATCGATTGGCTGCGCGCTTACCGTCGCGTGCTCGAAGACCTTTGCACGATGTGGCGCGCTCTCTCGCGCTTTGCCTGGAACGTCGAGACGGAAGGCGGCGCGCCTGCGATCGCAGCCTTTAAGCAAGTGCTCGCGACGACGCTTGCAAACGATCTAACGCAGATCGAATCGAATCCGGTACCGGTTACGGGCAGCGCTTATATCAGCGGGCCAGACAACAAGGTAACGCCATTTCAGACTGCTGGTGCCACAATGAACCCCGATAATGCGCGGCGCGTTCTGCTAATGGTCTGCGCTGGCTTTGGCCTCGGTGAACACATGTTCGGAGATGCGACGACTGGCAGCTTGGCAACTGCTGCCAGCCTTGAGCGTCCTACTGAGCTGATGTTTCTGGAGCGGCAGGAAGTCTGGCGCGAAGTCATCCAGCGCCAGGGGCGGTATGCGCTCAGGCGATCAGTGAACGCTCCGAAAGGCAAGCTGCGCGAAGCTCTCGCTAAGCGCCAGGGCAAGGAAACCTCAGAGTTCGACCCTAAGACAGTGAAGTTTATCGAGACGAAGCGGCAGGATAGCTCGATCATGGTCCCGCTGCGCGAGGCAGACGGCGAAGGCGAAAATCCGGCAGCTAATCAGACGATAACGATCGATGTGAAGTTTCCCGATATCCTCGCGCACGACATAAAAGAGCGCGTCGCTGCGATCGTTTCAGCCATGACGCTCGACGGTAAAGAGCCTATCGGGATCGATCAGCGCATCGGTACCGCGCTGCTTCTCTCAGAGCTTGGCGTCGAGGATGTGCAGGCCGTTATCGAGGCGATGTTTCCAGAAGACACGTACGAAACCGATCGTACGCTGGAGCCTGCGCTGCCGACGACGATCAAGGCTGACGCGCCAGCGCCGCAGGCTGATGCTGCAGATCGCGCTGGCGAAGAGCAGCCTATGAACCTGCCCAAGCCAACGAAGGAAGCCCTGGGTGTATCGAGAGACGCGAAGGTAATCGAGCGCGCTGTAAGACAGATCCTGGCTGCAGCGCGCCACAATTTGAAAGGAAGACGAGCAGCATGAAAGATAAGGCGTTCGTGGAAACTGCCCGCTTGCAGTGCGAGCGGCAAGTAAAAGAGCTGACCGATAAGGGCGCGCCTGCAGCGCCGACGACTATTCTGGAAAAGCACGCCTACCAGCTTGGGCGCCTAGACGCGCTGAAGTGGGTTCTAGGGGGAGAAGGTGAATAGGCGAGATTTTCTCATATCAGCAGCTGCGGCAGCTGCAGCACCTGCAGCAATTCAGGCTCAGGAGCCAGACAGCTGGATTACGATCGCGCACCTTGGGCGAAACCTGAATATGCATTCGTACTCGCCTGAGGCGCTGGCAAAGATGGCGCGCCTATGCAAAGGGCAGATTATCTCTTCCAGCTTCGAGAATGACAGCCTGGAGCATGCGTTAGGCGTCGTGACCGATGCGCGCTTGCGTGACAGCGAGCTGCAAGTGCAGGTCAAATGGCTGCAGGCGGTTAATCCTTCCGGCTACTTTCTGACGACCTGGGGTGCGAGCATGGCGAAATGGAAATCAGATCCTGACGGGAAAAGCGGAGAGTTCTACATCGAAGATGGAGCGCTCGCGCTGCAGGGAATCGTGATGACAGAAACCAGCGCGTTTCAGCGAGCGACGAAAATCTGATGCCTTCGCCTGCGCTGATCGCTGAAGCTCTGAGAATTATCGACGACCTGTTAGACGTGCAGGTCGACGAAGCGAAGCGCCAGTACTATTACGAAGAGATCCTGCTGAAACGGGTAATCGAGGGGGCCTCGCAGTCGGGGCCCTGCGAAGCGTGCGACGAGAACGTCGCTGCCGGTTGGATTGACAGCGAGGAAGTCTATCCTTCAGGCGACGACGGGCCAGAGTTTCACCCGTACTGCGTCTGCATCGAAGAGTATAAAGAATCCCGAAAGCGGGTTTATCTTTAGCCGAAAAGCGTCTTAGCGTTCCCTACAATCGCTGACAGGAAATAGGAAGCCAAGCTCCAGCAGAGCGCACGCCAACCCCAGACAGGAGCAGGAGCAGGCGGAAAGATGCTGGCACCGATTGCGAGCACGAACGCGAAGACGAGAAGTATTCCAGGTAGCATGCCGCTATTCTATGCACGTTTTGGGCTAAGCGTTGAAGCTGTTAGTCTGGCAAGCGCAGCTGACGCACAAGCTCGGCAACTGCAAACCCGCTGAATTCGACACTTCCGTCTCGCTCGAATTTCGTCGCAGCGTACTCTCGAAAGGCCTCTGCGCCGGAAATGCGCGCCTGCTTTACTTTACGAACAGTTCTCGCATTTCTATTCTCTCTCTGGTATTCGGTCAAACAAGACCTGCACCAACATTGCCCGTCTATTCTAGGTTTTTTGCTGCACCTTGAGCACGTCAACATAGGAATTATACACAAAAGCACTTTTCGCAACTGAAGGTGTAAGTGTACCGTCATTGGTGATGGCACTCACAAAGCAGGCCGCTAAAGCGTTAGCGCTTTTAGCGCGAGAGGCGGCAGATCCTGCCGATATGAGCCATAAAGACCTGTGCTCGTGGCTCTGCGACGCACTGCGCGATTGTACGCCTTCTGGCTGCTGGTGCTATTTCGTCGATTTCATAGGCGATGGCGAAAGCGGATCGATTATTTACTGCTGCGATGGCGATTTAATGCAAGCGCCTTACTCGATTTCAAAGTCGACGACTGGCGTAAACGTGAAAATCGATGTTGAAAACGCTGTTGACGTCGCGCAGATGACAACCTACGTGCCGGAAACCGACGAGGAAGCAGCATACGCAGGCGAAGCAGATAAGGCTGCAGCTCTGAAGGCCAAAATGAAATCGCTGCTCAAGGGGAAGGCGAAGGTGAAACCTGCTGCCGATCCGAAGGCGAGCGACCAAAGCGAGGCGGGCGCGCGGCACTCAAAGACCGATCAGGCGCTGATCCAGAATATTCACGATCACGCGATCGCGCTCGGCGCGGCCCCTGCCTCTGCCGATGATAACGAAGCTGAAGGCGAAGCAGAAGGCGGCGACGTAGACGAGGCAGCAAGCTCTGTCGAGATCGTCGGCGATGCCATCAATCTGCGCGAGGGCGCAGTCGGCCAGGATGGTACGGCGCTTTTGAAGCTGATCGCGCCAGGATGGGGCAGCTGCGGCTACTACTCAGAGCGCATGCTGGAACGCGACGGGCCGCAGGTCTTCAAAAACGGCACGAAAAACTTCTGGAATCATCAGACCGCAGCAGAGGAAGCTGCGCGGCCTGAAGGCGATCTGCGCGACTTGGCGAGCACGCTTACCGAGGACGCGCATTACGAAAAGAATGGGCCTGACGGCCCAGGCCTCTACGCTCGCGCCAATGTGGTCGAGCACTTCCGCCAGCCTGTCGATTCGCTCGCGAAGTATATCGGAATGAGCATTCGCGCGAATGGCATTGCGAAAGAAGGTACTGCGCCTGATGGTCGCAAGGGCAAGATTATCGAAAAGCTCACGCATGGGCACAGCGTCGATTACGTCACGACAGCTGGCGCAGGCGGAAAGGTTCTGCAGTTATTCGAGGCGGCGCGCGGTCGCGTCGTCGAAACCCCTAACCAACCAGTGGCGGAAGCCACGGAGGAAAGCCCAATGGACGCAGCAGCGCTGCAAAAACTCCAGGAGAGCGTAACCGCGCTTGCTGCGGATAACCGCAAGCTGCGCGAACGGCAGGCAGTGCAGGATGCGGGCAGCGCGGTTGCCGAATATCTCGGAACCGTCAGAGCGCCGCAGGAAATCAAGAGTCGGGTTACTAAGCGAATCCTCGAGGGATCGATCCCGCTTACCGATACCGGTGATCTCGACCGCGCGAAGGTTAAGCAGTTCGCTGAAGCCGAACTGAATGACGAGCTGGCCTTCCTGGGCCGCTTGAACCCTTCGCTGGTGGTCGGAATGGGCATCGCCCAAACTGGCACCATGACAGAAGCGCAGCGCGAGGAAATCAAGGAGCGCAAAGCGCAGCAGGTCGCTGTGGCTACCGAGGCGCGAAACCGGTTTATGTCGCACTTAGGATTTGGCGACGAGCGGCTGAAGGCTGGCCGTAAGATCCTCGTCGAAGGACGGCGCGCCTTCGATGTCAATTACAATGCGCGAACGCGCCGCGCACAGGTGCCTGTCGAAGCGGGCGCTTTTGAGATGGAGGGCTAACTGCGATGGCAGCGAACGAAGCTTTAGAAAGAGCAGATCAGTTTACTATCGCGGCTCCTGCTGCCGCTAACAGCGGCGTAGGCCCGATCTCGGGCGATCCCCTTTTGTGGGGCTTGTTTAATAGCCCCTCGAATGGCGTGCCGATGGTCGCAGAAACCTCGTATACGCCTCCTGGCTCGCTCACTCCGACCGGTACGATTACGGTCAAGCGCGTCGGCGCTTTCTTCCTGAGCGTGCAGGCGAAGACCAGCATTAACCCAGGCACTGGCTCGGCGATCAATCCTGGCGACCAGCTCTATGCTGATGGAGGAACGACCGACCCGACGACCGGTTTTCTGTACGGTTTCACGATCAACAAAAACAGCTCGACCGGCTGGAAATTCGGTCGCGCAATGGACGCCGTAACCTCTGGGCAAACGGCTACCATTCGCGTGATGTTGGGGAGCTAACGAAGATGAGACAGACCTTTGCGCAGTACATCGACAATCTTCGCGAGAGCGAAACCGACAGCGGATTTCGGGGTGCGACGTTTGACTCGCCGAGCATTGGCGGGGGTGCAGAATTGGTGGCTAGCCGAAGCGCTGACGGTACGTATACGCGCGGCAATGCTGTCATGGAAGAGAGCCAAGGCTTTCAGGCTGCGCCGCAGACGTCGAACCCCACATACCAGCAGTATTTCGACATCGCGCAGCGAATGGTCGAAAGCGCTCTTTCCGGCAGCAAGCGCGCGATGCTGAATCTGCAGGAAGCCATGACGACCAGCGACTTTCCGCTGCTCTTTGGCGACGTGCTCGACCGCAGCGTGCTGGCGAATTATCAGGAAACGCCTTACACCTGGGACCTGTATTGCAAGCGCGCCATCCTGAACGACCTGCGCCTCGCGCGTATGTTTCGCGTCGACCGTGGCGCTGCGGTGCTCGATGGGCCTGTGGTTCCGAACTCGTACGGCGCGACCGGCGACGGTTCGACGGGCATCCAGCAGGTGTCAGAGTACCCGATGCGCAAGCGCGTCGTTTCCGGCTATACCGATCAGCTGTACAAGTTCGGCGCCAGAATGGACTTCTCTTTCGAGACGATCGTTAACGACGATCTCGACGCGCTGAAAGACACGCCTGCTCTTTTTGGCCGCGCTGCTCGCAGAACCGAAGAGAAGCGCGCGACTTCGCTTTTCGCTTCCTCGACTGGCCCGAATGCGACGTTCTTCTCTACCGCGAATAAGAACGTTATCAACCCGACTGTGGCACCTGGGTGCCCTTACACTAACCCCCCGCTGTCGGTCGACTCGCTGATGTGGGCGCTAACCGTGCTCGCTAACCAGCGCGATCTCGACGGCGAGCCGATCGCCATCGAAGGCGCTGTGCTGGTTTATCCTCCTGCGCTGAAAGTGACTGCCGAGAACATTTTGAACGCGACCGAGCTTTTCGCCAACATGGAAGGGGGCAACATTCAGACCTATGGAGCGACCGTAAGCCCTGCAGCCAACTTCACGGCAGCGACTTCCGGTATCAGAATGCGCGTCGCAAACTGGGCGCGCGGCTTTGCGCGAGGCGCGCTGAATTACTACCTGCCTGTCGTCGACACCACGAGCGGCAGCACCGGCTGGTATCTCTTCGCTGCTCCGTCGATGGGGCGTCCTGCTCTGCAGCAGTCGTTCCTTCGTGGCCGCGAAGCTCCGCAGCTTTTCATGCGCTTACCGAATCAGGTCGCTGTCGGCGAGGGCCGCATGGGTCCTGGCGCTGGCGTGATGCCTGGAACCGGCAACACTAACCCGATGGAAGGCGACTACGAAACTGACGGTATCGATTACAAGATTCGCCATTTCCTTGGCGGAACTCTCCTCGATCCGGTCTGCGCCGTAGCTTCCAACGGTACCGGTTCGTAAACACTTCGTCGGCGCAAGTCGGCGGAATTGGTGAATCATTCGGGGCGCAGGCAGGTTGGTAATCTCGGGGGAGGTAGCCATACTGTTTGCGCCCCTTTGTTTGGGGGCTGGATGAAACGAGTAATTTCGATTCTTGCGACGGTCGCGCTGCTGATTGCCACGATAGGCCACGCACCGGTATCAGCGCAGGGCGGAAACGTAGTTCTAACGTCGCCTGCGCAGGTCACTGGATCTGGAATCGCGGTAAAGGTCGCAGCCAGTGGTACTGCTCGCTGGCTGAGCATATCGGCTGGTTCCAGCAATTCGGCAAGCGTGCAGTGCGGCGATTCAAACGTGAGCGCGACGCGTGGCACTCCGATACCAGCAGGCGGCGCGCAATTCTTTCCACCTATGCCGACAGACTCGCGATGGTCGACGAGCATGGCTTACTACTCGCTTTCTACGATCTACTGCTACATCGGAAGCGGCGATACCGTTCAATACACCTGGGCTAACTGATTGAGCTATACGTACAATTTCGATACCGATCCGATCCTCTCGCAGGTTCGGATGCTCATTCCTGACACGATGGCACCCTGGAAGTTTACCGACCAGGAGGTTAACCAGTTCATTTACCTGGAATCCTCTCAGGGGCTTTACGTGAGCGGGCAGGCGGCGCCGACCGCTTCGAGCCAGACAGTGCTGCCGCAGGTGTACTCTGTGCGGCGCGCTGCGGCGATGGGCCTCGATATCATCGCGTCGAAGCTTTCGCAGCTGGCAGGCGTCGAGCAGATTTTAGATGTGAAGCTTTCCCTGGCAGCTGGCGCGCGAGCAGCAGCAGACCGTGCGCAATGCCTGCGAGATCAGGAAGCGAAGCTTGGCTCATTCGCGATCGCAGAAATGGTTAACGATGAATTCTCTGCGCGCGAGCGAGTCTATGCGCAGATGCTGCGAATCGAGGCGAACTGATGAATATCACCATTCAGTCGCTGATCGATCAGGTTATGCCGCTCGCGCTGGCAACAGGGCTTTTCGTTTCGACCTGCAGTATCCAGCAGCCATCAGGCGAGCAGAACGACGACGGCACGCCTAAGGTTGACCCGACTACGCACGAGCCGCTTTATGTGCCCGTCGTCGGATTGCAAGATATCACGTGCATGGCAGCGCCTGAAGGCGGGATCAAGGCCAACGAAGTGAAGAGCGAAAGCGAGATCATTTCGTACCAGTATCGGCACGTACTGCTCGGTGGGTTTTACCCGCAGATACCCGATAGCGACGATAACTGGCAGGCCGTTATCAAAACCTTCACGCCTGATGGCGTCTTCGTCGAGTCTGTCGTTTGGGATCTCGTCGGCGCAGAGTCTGATTCGCAGTCGCAGATGACGCGCCTGCAGTTGAGGATAGCCGAACTGTAATGGGATTTTCTGTCAAAGCGCGCGCGCAGTATACGCCTCGCAGCAGTGCGGGCCAGTTTATCGCAGCGAAGGTGACGCCTGGAGCGATCGCTGGAACGAATGCAAGCGCGCAGCGAGTGGTCGACTATGCGAAAAGCATCGTGCATGTGCGCTCTGGCGAACTGCGCGACTCGGGAAAGATCGTTCCGGCGACTACCGAGAACGGCAAAACGACAGCGCTAGCCGTCTTCGACGCAGACCACGCAGCTTATGCCGAGTTTGGTACCGGCAGAGCAGGGGAGGCCTCTCCTGACGCTGGCAAGGGGCCTTATAAACCGGACTGGCCTGGAATGGAGCCGATACCGTACCTGAGGCCAGCGATGGACGCGACGCGCGAGCAGGTCAAGGAAGAAATGAAAGGCTCGCTCTCGATCTCGCTGAGATAGACCGATGGACATTTACACCAAAATTCGCACGCTGGCGCTGCTCGATACGACGATGCGCTCGTATTTTGGCACCGGTCCTTTCCGGTGGGTTCGGCAGCGCCTGGAGCCTGGATATATCAAGTCTGGCACTTGCCTGCGAATGAAGGTCGTTTCTAGCATTTTTGGGTACACCAATGCGCCAGCAGGACTGATGGCGCTGAATCAGCCTTACATGCAGTTCGACATTCTCGATATGGATTCGACTCGATTAGTAGCAGCGAAGGATGCAGTAATCGCCTGGATGGGAACTGTATCCTTCGCTGCCTCGAATGATTTTGATTCACCTGCGTCTACTCCCCCAAACTCCCCCAACTTCCTACTTAACCGCCGATCAGGTATGGAAGCGCAGCCAGAACCACCAGGACCGGCATATGTAGAAACACTCGATTTCAGAATTTACAACATGGAGAGCTAAGCGCATGGCTAATATCCCTATCGCAATCCCTGCAATCGGCACTTTGCTGCAGGTGGGCAACGGAGCATCGCCCGAAATTTTCAACTCTATCGCCAACATCGGCGATATCACCGGTCCTGGCACGTCTGCGACCGTCGTCGACGTCACGAGCCACACGTCAGTATCGGCACCCTGGCGTCAGAAGATCCCGACGCTGCTCGACGCCGGTACGATCACGCTGCCGCTTTACTACGTGCCTTCGAGCGGAGCTCCGGCCGGTGTCGGAACGTTCATGGGCCACAGCTTCACGGCTGGCCTGGGACGCCTGTTCATCAATCGCGGCCTGTCTCCTGGCGTGCCGTATAACTGGAAGATTATTTATCCGGATGGTTTGAATACTACGGATGAATTCCAAGCTTTTGTTACGAAATATTCACAGAAGGCGCCCGTTGCGGGCGTATTGACCTGTGATCTCGAACTGACCATCACGGGTGTCCCGAGCTTTGCTTGAGCATCGCTGTGGACTAAATAGATAATAGCGTATCCGCTCGCGCAGCAGCAGCCTTCTTCTTCCAATTGCTGCGCGAGCGGATGCGATTACACTCTTTGCACATTCTTTGCTTAACCCCGCTTTTCGTCGTGTATAGATAGACGTTTTCCTTCGTGTATGGATGCCCCTGAGCGCAGCTTGTCTTTCGCCTGTTGGCGCTTCTACCTCGCCGAGTGTTTTCCGCTCCAGTCACGACCTCTAAATGATCTGGATTCACGCAGCATCGATGCGGGCAGGTGGCGCCTCCAGCGCAAGCCTTGTCTGCGTTATGGCAGGTGTGATCGATGTCTAATCCTTCCGGTATCGGTCCCTTGAAAAGCATGTAGGCCATGCGGTGCGCGTGAACCTGCTTGCCGTCATTCCAGAAGCGGCCATATCCCCATCGTTTGCTGATAGTGCTTGTCCAGAGCCAGCATCCCGTAACGGGATCGACCTGAACGTATTTCATGAAGCGCGGCAGTAGTGGTAATCTTGGTCTGGCCAATGTGAACGCCTTTCACGTTGTCTCGTGGGCAGCATCGCTGTGAACTTTGCTGCCCACACCATCATACTTGACGTCGCGCGCGAGACGCCTTACAATTCAGAAGTTATCGCGGGTTGGAGCAGTGGTAGCTCGGAAGCCTCATAAGCTTCAGGTCATGGGTTCGAGTCCCATACCCGCCACCAGTTCAGAGGCCGAATGCAGTCGGGTCTACATTGGCGCTGAGTATCCCTCAGCATTGCGACTCGGCGATTCTAGTCGGCCTCGGCAGTAACCTACTAAAGCAGACGCGCTCGCGAGGCGTGCAGTAACCGAGGCAGTTCGGGAGTCGGCGCGAGAGAAGTAAAATCAGTTCCAGGGGCAGTAATTGCCTGCTGCTCCTGGATAAATCCTGCAAAATCCCCTCATTTTCAGACGGTGCGTTATGATACCGTCTGATGACACCAATTAACACCCCCAACAACATTACGCAAATTACCGCCGAATCCTGGCCGAAAGTCCAGATCGGAAAACAAACTCTTGAGGTGAAATGGGGCGTCTTCCCGCGCTTTGTGCTCTCGTCGTGGGGCATCAGCGCTGAGAAGTGCCTGGAGGCGATGCGCTCGCCGAAGCTCGTTACGCCTGAGGTAAAAGACGACGAGGGCAACGTAGTCACGCCTGCGCATTGGACGGCATCTCCAGAGTACACTGCGCGCTCGATGGAAGTCTTTGCTGCCTGCGTCGCGCACAACTACAAAAACCTGGGCATGGAGCCGCCCGACGCCGCGCACTGGGCCAGCATCATCGAAGAGGACGAATGGACCGATTGTATTCGCGCGATCGGCGATGCAATGGGAAAGGAAAAGGAAGCCCGCGACCGGAGGCAGGAAAAGGCTCAGGCGGCGCTTCCGAAGAGCGAGCCAGTCCAGACGACCCCGACCCTGCAGTAAGAGAGCAGTACTGGATCGATCTATGGGCGTTCGCGACATCGCCGCACGGCTTAGGTATAGCCGAAGAGAAGTTTTGGTTTATGTCGTTCGGCGAGTTCGCGGCTTACGAGAGAGTATGGAAGCTCTCAAAGAAGCAGGAACGCTTCCAGTGGGCTGCTTCGATGGCGCTGCATTACAACATCAACCGAGGCGACGCGCCAGCGAAAACAGCTTACGACTTCCTGGATATCGACGAGCGGCCTGCAGGCGTGGGGGCTGTTCCCTGGCGTACGCAGGACGTCGAGACGCAGAAGCTGTCGATAAGGCAGATGTTGTCTTATGCGGCAGAGGTGAATAAAGGGAAGGTGTTCGCCTAAAGTGTTCGGGGCCTTGCTGAAGGGCCCCTGAGGCGATCGGGAAACTACACGAACGCTCATTAGAGTATCACGGGAGCGTCGATCGTGGAGATTATTGGCGGAGTCGGAATTGAAGTAGTAGCTGATTACAGCGGCCTGCAGTCTGATTTTGATGCAGCGCAGGCACTCGCGCAGCAGGCTGGCGCGAAGATCGCAGACGGTATCGCTACCGGTTTCGTAGCACCAGATACGCAGGCGATCGCTGGCTCGCTGCAGGAAGTTACGCAGCAGGCGACATCGGCGGGGCAGGCTATCCAGCAGGCCCTTGATGTGCAGCTCCCATCGCTCGACGCCTCGCCTGTAATCGAATCCTTCCAGGCGATAAGCGACGCAGCAGGCAGCACAGCGACTGCTGTTAGCAATGCCTTCGCTAATACTGCGATTCCGGCGATGGACCCTAGCGGCGCTGTCGCTGGCTTCCAGGCTGTTGACGACGCTGCGCAGCAGGCTGCAACCGACATTAAAGAGCAGTTCAGCGGTGCTGCGATTCCCGCGACTGATAACAGCCAGATAATTGCAGGCTTTACCGCGATTGACGAAGCGGCGAAGCAGGCCTCTGATGCGATCGCGCAGGACTTCGCAGTGCAGATTCCTGCGCCTGATGTTTCCGGCATTACTGGAAGCTTCGAGCAGATCAACGAGAAGGCTGCAGATACCGGAAAGGCAGTCGACGACCTGGGCGCAGAAATCCAGGCAATGCTCGAAGGCGGGCAGGCGACGACGCTTGCAGAGGCGCTGGCTGCTGCGCTGCAGAAGCTCGACGAGAATGCGAGCGCAGGCGCAGGTGATCTTCAGGCTGTCTCTGATGGAATTACGACCGTTGGCGCTTCGGCGCAGACTGCAGGCGAGCAGCTTTCGCTTTTCGATAAAGCAGCCGAGGTTCCTGTCGGCGACGCTACCGGCCAGCTGAACCTGTTTTCAGATGCGATTGTCGTCGTATCGGATGACTGCAAATCAGCAGCTGGAAACGTTACAGCGCTCGGCGATTCGATCGGGCAGATTCCTAACGAGGTTACGCCTGCTATCGCAGCAGTTAAGGCATTCAGCGATGGAGCGCAGGCGATTGTAGACGCTCAATCGAAAGCTACTGCAGAACTCGATCGAGCGAAGGCTGTCCTAGTTGAGATCCAGGCCGCTTACGATCAAGGCACTGCTGGAGCGAATGAACTCGCGCGCGCTGAGCAGGCTGTCGCGAGCGCTTTTGCAGCAGCGAATCCAGCAATCGAGGATAGTAAGCATAAGGTCGATGCTGGAACCGAATCGCTGCATGCGATGAATGAGGCCTTAGGCCTCGTCGGTATCGCGCTTAGCGTTCACGCTTTCATCGGATTCGCTGAAGATGTCGGCGCAGCTTACGACTCTATCACGAAAGCGCATATCGCTCTTACGACGCTGACCGGCAGCGCGACTGAAGCAGACGAGGTAATCGAAAAGCTCGATCAGATTGGGCGGTCTGACGGTCTGGCGATGCCTGGGCTGGCTCAAGCCGCGCAGAACATGACGAACCTGCTTCCAGAGGGAACAGACGTCGTGGGCATTATCAGCCAGCTTGCAGACGTTTCCGCCTTCACTGGGAAAAGCATTGACGCTCTTTCTGCTGCCTTCGATCGCATCGTTACATCAGCCTCGGTTAGCGCGAAGCAGCTGCAGTCGCTTGGTACTAATTTCGATCAGTTGAAAGACACGATGCGCGAGCTTGGAATCGCTGTCGGCGACTTCTCTGATTCTGCTAAAAAAGCCTTTCTGAGTCTGGACGAACACGACAAAATGGTCGTGCTCCAGACGAACATGGAAAAGCTGAAGGGGCTTGCAGAAGACGTCGCAAACAACACTTTCAGCGGCGCGATGCATAAAGCTTCGGCGCAGTTCGATTCTGACTTGAACCTGATTATTAAAGACATCGGCAGCTTGAATGGAAAGCTGCCTGATCTCTCTGCGCCTGTCAATACGCTAGTGGCTGCTTTTGTTTACGCAGGAACGTACATTAAGGCGATCGTCGAAGACATTACGCAGCAGATTGTGGCAGTTGGGGTCGAGATTCAAGGCCTCGGAAAAGGCGTGTCAGATGCGATGAAAGGCCAGTTTACGCAAGCTGGCAAGGATATCTCTGATGCTTTCTCTGTAGCTGTTTCGTTAGGGAAGCAGGCAGTAAACGACTGGAATAGCACTATAGCCACTGGGACAAAAGTCGTTCACGACTTGATGAACCAGACTAAGGCAAGTGTCGAGGCTGTAATCCCTGCGCTCGATCATGCTGGCGCAGCTGGCAAGGATACAGGCGATAAGATCGGCGCTGCCTTCGCCGCTGCAGAGGCTGCAGTCGCGAAGTTCGACGCGCTCGCAAATAGCGATACCGATGGAGTCGGGGCGCTGCAGCGCGCCTTTGAAAATGCAGAGAAGTCAATCAATACCGTCGCGAAGGAAGACCTGCCTGCAGCGATAACGGCAGTCGACGACTACACGGCGGCGCAGGGCAGAAACAAGGCTGGCATGGAAGTTTTCATCCAGTCTTTTCAGGAGCAGTCGAAGCTAATCCAGCAGCTGGCAAAGGGCGATCTAAAAGACGCTACCGATGCGTGGGTTAAGTACATCGGAATCCTCGACTCTGCGAAAGCACCGCTTGGAGTGATTCAGGCAGCTCTTCAGCAGGCAGAGAAGGATCTGCAGCAGCTCGGGAAAGAAGATATCGACGCTGCTAATCGCGGTTGGGACGCTCTGATCCAGAAGCTGCGCGATACAAACGCTCCTCTAGTTGTTCTTAATCAGGCGCTTCAGGATCATATGAAGTTCCTGAGCGATACTGCAGCTGCTGCAGATAAAGCGCAGGCAGCGTTCGATAAGGTCGCAGCATCGTACATTAACCTCGCGACGCACTCGCCAGCGGTTCAGCAGGCCTTCAAAGATGCATACGACACGCTGAATAAGCTGGGCCTGCTGCTGCCGACAATGCCTGCGCCGATGGACGCATTGAATAAGGCGATGTCGGATTTTGGCCTCGTCATACAGAAGGCCAAAACGCCGGTCGAAGACCTGAAAACTCCGATCGAGCAGCTAACCGGCGATCTCGACAAACTGGCAGAGAAGGCGAAGAGTACCGGCGATTGGTCTGCTTTTAATCAGGCCCTTGATGATTTAGATAAGCGCGTCTCAAATCTGGCTAAGACCGATCTGCCGGAAGCAGCCAAGCAGCTCGAAGCAGTAATCCAGGAAATGATTAAGGCTGGCGCGCCAACCGATTTGGTGCAAGGCCAGTTAGCGAAGCTGCAGCCGCTTCTGCAGAAGATGGCGGAAGAGAATCTGCCTGGAGCTGCTGCTGCCTGGGCGAAATATATCGACCTGCTGAAGCAGGTTCCTTCAGTAATTCAAGACATCCAGAAGGCGCAGGAACAGCAGCTGCAGAAGGATCAGCAGATCCTCGACACGATGAAGGCGCGCGGGGATGCATACGGCTATATCCTCGACCAGCAGGCGAAGGTTTACCAGGAACAGATCGCATACGACGAGAAGACAGGAAAGAGCGCAGAGGCTGCAATCATGGGCCTCGAAGCAGTTCGCCTGAAGCAGGAAGAGATCCGAATCGAGACGCACGGGCTGGCTGATACGTACGTCGAGATGACGAACGAAATAAATAACGCCTTCGCTGCTGTATCGAAGGGCCTCGCCGACGCGATCATTAACGGCAAGAGCGCTGCAGATGCTCTGGCGAACGTATTCAAAGCGCTTGCGCAGCAGATTCTGACGACCATGATCGAGGGCGCGCTGAAGCCTTTGAAGGCCTCGCTGCTCGATCTCGAATCGAATCTTTTCGACAAGTTCAAGCCTGGGATGGATGCCAGCACGCAGGGCATTAAGGACTTTTCGGATGCTTCAGCGAAGGCTGCAGACGCCCAGAAAAACCTTGGCGCCACGGCTACGCAGGCAGCGCAGGCCGTTTCTAACCTCGCTTCGACGATCAGCATTATTACCGGAATCATCGCAGCAGGCGCTGCGGTCGCTGCTGATATCCTGCTCGCGCACATTTCGAGCGATACCGGCCACATTGAAGTAAACACGCGCAGCTGCCTTGCGGAGCTTGAGAATATTCGCGCCGATCTGTGGTCGCAGTTCGGGCAGATGTACTCTCGATTGGGCGAGGTAATGAACGCAGTTAACCGCGTTTACGACCAGCTCGGGAAGCTCACCATCGCAGCTGGCGGGCTTAGCCCCGCAGATAGCGCGAACCTTGCCGACGCAGATAAGCAGCTGGCGAATATGCCCGCTATCGTTTCGATGCTGGCTGCGATTCAAGCGAACACGCAGTACACCAACGCTAACGCAGCGCAGACCGCAGCGAATGTCGTCGACCAAACCAATACGCTTTACGACGAGCTGGCAGTAATAAACAATTCGGTTCTGGCTGTCGTTACAGCGCTCACGTATGGGACGCATGCGCAATCTGAGGAAATGAGCGACCAGTCTGAGCAGATTTCCTCTGCGGTCGAGGATGCTGCGCAGGCCACTTCTCAGGCGATCGGCGACTCTGCGCAGATGACAGCGCAGGCGATTTCGAGCGCTGATAACCATCGCACCGCAGACGACGGGCAGATTATCGCGCGGCAGAATGCGATCCTCGCGCAGGCGCAGTCGCAATATCAGGCTGCGCTCGATGCTAACTCGCAGATGCAGGCGCTGCGCGCCGAATACGGCGCATATCAGAATCTGCAGGCGCAGGCGATTAAAGATGGTGACTTCGCGCTCGCGCAGCAGTATGCGACCTATGCGCAGCAGACCAGCGCGCAGCTTACTTCGCTGATGGGCGGCACAGAGCATATCGCGAGCAGCGCTGACAGCATTTACAACAGCCTCGGGACGCACCTTACCGACGTTGGCGGATATATCGTCAGTTCTGGGCAGTCGGTTGTTTCAGCAGTCCAGTCGAGCGCGTCTCAGATATCGAATACGGTTGCCGCTGGCGTCGCAGCCACTGTCGCAGCCTATGCCGTGCAGATGGGCAATCTGATATCGGTTGCTGGTGCCTGGGGCGCTGCAGGTGGCGGCACGCGCACCGGCTTGAATGGAACGACAGGCGGCGTATCGCCGAATCTTCCTAGCGGTTCTGGTGGCGGCACAGTAGGCAACGGTCCTGGACTGCCGAGCCAATCGCCGGATGCTGTTAATAGTGCCAAGGGTGGCAATTCTGTAGGCGCGACGCCTGTCGACCCGGTAACCGGAAAGCCTCTAACGTTCGCGCCGCCCAACATTGATTGGACGCCTAAAGTCACGCCTAAAGCTCCCGTTAGCGATCAGGGAGAAGTCTACACTTCGACGCCTGGAAGCACCAGCACGTCGAGCCAGTCTGTCGGAACTCCTGGCACAGGAGCCTCGATTGACCTGCAGATTAACGCTGCAGCGAAAGCGGCAGCGCAGGCCGTCGCTCCGAATACTGCGCGCGATAAGAATGCGCAGGGGCCAGAGACGAACGCCGCTAATTTTGATCCGGTCGCAGCGGCTGCGCTTACCGGCCAGAGCGTGTGGGAGGCGCTGCAAGGCCATTACGATGCAGTCGGAGCAGTCAACAGGCAGGAGGCAGAAGCCAGAGCGGGTGCAGCAGCGCAGGCTCAGAACACATACACGTCTACGGCTGGCAGCACTTCGATAAGCGGCACTTCTGGCCCCGCTGCGCCTCCTGGATATACGCCTTCTACGCTTCCGCAGGCAATGCAGGATGCAGCTAAGGCTACCAGTTCTGCTGCTGCAGCGATCGCTTCTGCCAGCCAAGCCGCTGATAAAATCGCCACGGTCAATGCAGAAATGGTCGCAGCAAACAAGGCTCTTGCAGACGCCACTGCCTCTGGAGATAAATCGAAAATCGCTCTTGCGCAGCAGCAGGTGCAATCTGTACAGCAGCTGCTCTCGGCGACGCTGGCCAGCCAGCAGCAGGCAGCTGCTGCTGCAGATAAGGCGACGCTGAATGCAGATCAGCAGAAGGCGCTAAGCGCGCAGCTGGTTGCTGCGCAACGCGCGCTGGCAGATGCGACAGCCTCAGGCGATAAGCAGAAAATGGCTGAAGCTCAGATGCAGGTCGATTCGATAAAGCAGCTGATCTCTGCCGTAATGAACAATCAGACGGCCACTGCTCCGCCTCCTACGCCCATATCGAATAGCGCCTCTGTTTCACCAGCAGGCACGAATGGACAGAGCGCAGCTTTCGATCCTGCGCCACTCTATAACTGGCTCTCGACAATCGCGGGGTGGGAGAAAACCGAAGTCGACGCGATCAACGGCGCGCGCGATATGATCTCTGATCGCTCTGTCTGGGGCAATAACATCATCGCGAACACGATCGCGGATCTGGCGCCGCATATCGATTTCGTCGCTGATAGCGTGGTTGCTGCGATCAATCACCTTGGCAAGGCCTGGAACCTGCCAAGCTTCGATGTCGGTGGCCGCATTCATGGCGATCAGATCGCTAAAGTCCATGACATGGAATGGGTGATACCTGCGACTGGGCCGATAAGCCTTCCGCCTGATATCATGGCGCGTATTCAAATGCCGACAGTGCCGACGCTCCCATCAGTTCCTAGCGTGCCGACGAGCATTCAAGGGGGTGGCGGCGACGTCTACATCAATAGCGTAAACGTGCAGGCGAATAACGTCGACGAGCTGCTGCGTGAGATTTCCTCGCGCGTAAAGACGCGCACCGGCAGAACAGCGAAGCTCTCTAACTAAAATGGCGATCAAAATCTTTATCGACGAGCCTTTCCTGGGGCTGGTAGACCGCACAGACTGGCTATTTTATGGCGATCAGGCGACTTTCAACCTGATAAAAGGGCAGCGCGGCACTGCTGATTTCTCTTTTGTCATTCCGTCGAGCATCGACTATCGACCGACAAAAGGAACGCAGGTCTTTATTCACGAGCTTGTCGGCAATGCGTCGCCTACTGATACGATCGTCTTCGCCGGTACGATCGATTCCTTTCGCGAGCGCTGGATCGGGGATTACGGCTATGTGGTCTTCTCGATCACCTGCGTATCGCTCGATCAAACGCTAGACGTTATTCGCATCCCGCCGACAGCTTATTTCAACGAGACAGCAGGCGACATTTTAACTGATCTGTTCAATACGTACATTGCCCCTCTGGGCGTGCCTGTAACGCTCGGGACTGTTCAGGCAGGCCCGACTATCGACAGCTTTGTTATCCGGTGGGATCGGTTCAACGATCTCGCGCAGAAGCTAGCGACGATCGCGCAGTTTATTACAGGCGTGCAGATGAGCGATCAAACGCTCTTCTTTCAGGAGCAGACGACGACGCCTGCGCCGTTCACTGTGCGCAGCTACCTGTGGGAGTCTGGCGACTGGAACGAAACGCGCGTCGACTTTCGCGACCGGCAGCTGATCCAGATTGCCTTCACTGCTTTCTCTACGTCTAACGAGATGATCCCTGGCGACGGCACGAGCGGGTTTGTTAGCCTGTTTCGGCGCGTCGACAGAATCACCAGCGCCTGCCTGACGACGAGCACGCAGGCTACAGCGCAGGGCATCTTCGGCACTTCCTCGCCTCTCTCGCCCGCGCAGCCTTCGCCAGGGGATACCTTCCGCATCGGGCCTTCAGGCGAGGAGCCTTACACCTTCGTTACGTCGCTCGATAACACGCTGCGCAATCAGATCCTGATCGGGGCGACAGTGAACGATACCGCGATCAACACCTTTCACGCGATCAACGCGACGCAGATATGGAAAGGCGTTAAGTTCAGCCTGCCGACCTGGGAAAACGATCAATGCAATGCTGATCTGCCTAGCGGAAACGTCTTCGTAATCCGCTGCAAGAATCCAGGCACAGGCGGCAATGGCATTCTGTTGACAACCACGAGCGCGACGTTTGTATGGAGTGCAGGCGGGCTGGCAGACGGAACTGACGGAGTATCGAACGCGCTGCGCGTCGGGATTTTGGGTGCGGGCGATACAGGCAACGATATTCTTTACCAAAGCGGCAGCAACCAGCTCCTGCTCGCTGCTCCCGTTCAGGTAGGAGAAACGCTGAGCGTCGCTTACTATGCGCTCGGCGCCGATACGATCGCTGTCGAGGATTCTGCGCTAGTGGCGATTCGCGCGGCGGTCGAGGATGGATCTGGCCGCTACGATCAGCTGATAACCGATACGAACAATACCGAAGCGATCTCGGCATACG